CAGCTTCAACAACAGCCGCAGCCTGCACTTCTTCCTGGCCGCCTGGCCTGTGGTCGGCATCTGGTTCACCGCCCTGGGCGTGAGCACCATGGCGTTCAACCTGAACGGCTTCAACTTCAACCAGTCCATTGTATCGAGCGAAGGCAAAGTCATCCCTACCTGGGCAGACATCCTGAACCGTGCAGGTCTGGGCATGGAAGTGATGCACGAGCGCAACGCTCACAACTTCCCACTTGATCTTGCTTCTGCTGAAACTACTTCGGTAGCTCTAACGGCTCCTACTGTTGGTTGATCTTTTCATTGGGCCCCGCTTCGGCGGGGCTTTCTTTATGAGCACTTACAAAGAGTATTTTGAGTTCTCGAGTTCTGGTAACACTCTCCAGATCTTGATGGATACTTGGCCAGGCTTAGACTATAATAGTCTGTCAGCCATGGTACCAGAATGCCTGCAACCTACAGCTTCTCCGGAGATCTCGTCACAGCCCTCGGACTCGTCGGAGTGATCTCTACGGCGATTATCGTCATCACGGCTTTCCGTCGATTCTACCGCTCTCCTTTCAACCGATGAGGTGGTAAAACCCTTTTAGCTTCAAAGGAGAGTATGACCCTGGAGGACGCTTGCTACTCTCTAAAGCTCGAGTGCGCTCTGCGTGAGCTCGGGTTTGTAGATGTCGGCTGGCGTGTTATCGCGCACGCCGGCATCTTTTTCGTAGAACCTGTCGGGTGGTCTACTGTATGTGGCCCTGACGACGACCTGCTGGGGTTCCAATTGCAGCGGCACGTCATGGCCAAGGAAGTCGACGAACGAGGACTCAGCCTCGGAAGACCACTCGCTCAGACCGCTCGCAAAGCTCTAGACCTGGCCATCTCGCTATCATGAATGTGGAACCACTCCCGCTCGAGAAAGAACTTCGCATCGAGTCGATCAAACGCCACATTGCTGAGCTGCCGCGGGACGAGCTCGTGGAGAATCTGGCTAGCGCCATCGATACACTCACGCGCATGACTCACCAGACCAAGCAGCTTCTGGCTTACATCGACATCATGGAGGAACGACTCGGGTGGGCTGGAGAACCGCCTGAGAGGTAAAATCTCATCACGTTCATCACCCTTGGTGACGGAAGTAAGCCGACGCGGAACGGATCGTTCATCCCATGGATTTGCTTCTACCGATCCTGTTGACCTGCTCCCAGGCAACCACGATCGTAGACAAACTCCATCGGTACGACATGCCTCGAGACACTCGGAACCATCTGGTCTGGGAGATCAGGCAGGTCGTCCCTCGTAATTGCAAGTTCGGGGACGCAAACGCCGACTGAAGGAACGCGAAATGTCAACCACATTTCGGGGGACCGATGTCAATTGCCACCTACCGCGGTGTCCGCTACGACACCGAGAAGCACCAGGCCACGTTCAGAGACTGGTGGAACGGCATCCACTGTGATGCCACCCGCTGGTTCACCTACCGTTGGCTCAAGTACCGGGCGTATGGGGAGTGCAAGCTATGAAGCCCGCATTCCTCACATGGCTGAGTGTCATCAAGCGGCGCGACGCTCGCATCGCTAAGCAGTACAAGCACAACCTCCCGGCTGGGGTCGTGTGATACTCGGAGGGCGAGAGCCCTCCTTTTCTATGCGCTATGCTCCACTTCGGACGACAAAAACCTACCATCAAGCAGTGGGTGGCCTATTCCATCGGGACGGCTACGGCTGTGTCTCTTATCGCGCACTTTGGCAACGTGCTCCTGGCTTCGAAGCATGGCGAGTTCGCAAGAGACCTCGTGTGCTCCGTGTCGAAGGTCCTGCCGGACGGGGACTTGGCGCGGCTCTTCTCGTCTGCTTGTCGGGCCTCCGCTGACCGGAAGATCACCCCTGACGAGGCCAAGAAGATCGTCGGGCGCGCTCAGCAGGTGACCGGCAAGGGCTCCGAGTACTTTGATAACGATTATCACAATACGGTTCTCCGAGCGGAAGACGAGGTCGACTTCGCCGTCGAGAAGTGGAAACTCCTCAATCCATCACCCAAGATCGACCCTGAACTTCGTCGCCAGTTTCCTCTCTTCACAGAAGACCAGCTTTGCGTGCTATCGCAGGCGCAACGCTACGCCGAGCCCGGACTGATCGGGGTCCGCTACGTCGGCATGGAAGTATGTGAGGAGGTAAAATCCTTTGATGCTTCTCGCTTCTAGCTCTATGACCGTCATCGAGAACTACACTTTTACGCCGGGTGCTCGTGGCATTGGCACCGTAGTCATCTCGCAAGTACTTGAACTCGAGATCGGCTAGACGAGGGTAAAATCACTCTTCAGGGAGGACCTATGCTCGGCGGCCAGTTCAACGAGAAAGTGATTTCGCTCCTAGACCTGATGAAGGCCGAGGATGAGAAGTTCCGTAAGGCTCTCACCAAGAAAGAGCGAGAGCCCGACTCGGATATCGCGTACGATGTCGAACGCACCCAGCCGGGCATCCACGCCTCTATGGGCCGGGACCCTTCGTCACGCGAAGAGTTCCAGAAGGCCCGTTTGGGTCGCGAATGGGCGCGAGAGTCCGAGCATGCCCACAAAGGCTATCCAGCCTGGCACCCGAAAGAGATCGAAACTCCTGGAGTCCAGAAACCCAAAGCTGGACGAGGGATCGGCTTCTTCCCTGAAGTTAAAGCAAAAGGATTCGAGCCACGATGACCGAAGACCAAGAACTACAGGCCCTTGAGGCCGAGATCAACGCTCTTGAGCAGCAAGCAGAAGTTCAAGTTCAAGAGCCCGCTCCAGTCCCTGAGCCCGCTCCTGTAGTCGAGGCTCCTAAGGCCGATAAGCCTAAGAAGGAAAAGCCCAAAGCGGAAGCTCCTAAGGCCGAGGCTCCGAAGAAAGCCGAAGTGCTTTACGGTGCTGCCAAAGTCAAGGCCAAGTTCCTGAAGCGCTGAGGTGCGACATGTCTCCCCATCTCACAAAAAGCTTCGCCAAGCACCGCGGCACCAGGGGAGTTCATTTCTACGACTCTGGTAGTTGCGAATTCTTCCAGTGGGACGAGATGTTCGGGCTTCTTAGCAAGTCCGACTTTCCGTCTACGTTCAGTGATCGTCTAGTCGAGACAGTAGCAAACTACGACCCCGATAGCGAATTCGTTGCCGTGAGTGCCGGCGGCGGTCAGGTCACTATCGAAATCTTCCGGGTAGAGACCCTGTAAGACTGCTATGGACGACCCAAAAGACGAGAAGTTTCACTCTGGAGATGTGAAGCCCTGCGGCTGCCCAATCGAAGACGAGTGCGACCACATCTTCTCAGGCTTCAGAGACTTTTGCAAGTACAACCCTGACGCTCCCGAGTGTCGGATCTATGACGTCTGAAAGTTTCACTCGTAGCACATTTTCACCCAGAGTGAAAAACTCCAGACAATGAAAAAGCCGCCCGTGAGGGCGGCCTTGTTGTTGGTCGATTCGTCAGTTATCGTCCTCCACTACCACGGCGACCGTCTTGGCTTGCCGCTTCGGAATAGTCAGGGTCAGGAGACCGTGCTTTACCGAGGCCTTGACTTGGTCGCCGTCCACGCGTGATCCGATGGTGAAGTAGGTGTTTCCGCGCGGAGTCTCCACGTGAATCGCGCGTCCTTCTACTCTCACCGCGACGTCCTTCGGATCGACGCCCGGAACTTCCACCTCAGCGTAGACCGAGTCATCGTCGGATTTGATCTCGTACGACAGGCCGCGAGTCTGCTTGGCGGGAAACTCGTTGAATAAAGCGTCGAACATACGATCGACACTACCGATAGTGCTAGGCACGATGGCCGTGCCAGAGGTCTTGAAGTTGTACATACTCCTGAGGGTCTTGATAGACTAAGGGTCAGGTGAGATCTAAAGGATCTCCTAATAGTTATACCCTGCTCTGATCCGGGTAAAATCAGTCTATAGCTCTTCGTCCGGCGATGCTCAATACGGCCCTGGCCTACAACGTTCTCAAAGCTCAGAACGACCTGTCCATCGCGGCTCGTATGGCCCACTGGAGTGTCCGAGGCCCAAACTTCTACGAGTCTCATCTCCTCTTTGGCCGCATCTACGAGACCGCTGGCGACAAGACCGACACTCTTGTGGAGGTACTCAGGCCTCTGGGCTACAATCCGAGCTTTGAAGAGTTTGCTGGCCCAGGAGGTGAGCTTGCTTCGTTTGCGGCACCTGAGCTTGTGAACTTCCTCATGGGCTACTGCACCACGTACTATGCGGCTCTCGTGAAGCTCCGCGAGGCCTCGAAGGACGACAAGATGTTCGTCGGCCTGGTGAATCTCCTCGAGCAACTCTGCGAGGACGCGAATGGCATCATGTACCTGCTTGCCGCAGCTCAGGGTAACTGATGGTAGCCACTTTCACGCAGACCTCCGACGGTCTCTACGATCGCCACTACTACGTGTTGCATCTTGACGGAGGCGGGCACAGCGTCTGGGAAGACTACGAAGAGCTCCGTGATCACTGGATGCTCAATCGCGGCTGGGGTATGAGCTACATCGAGATCAAGGACCGCAAAGCGGCCAAAGGCTTCAAGTAGGAGAAACCATGGAGTCGGAAGACCTCAAGATCGAGATCCTCAAAGAGATCTCGCGCAAAGCTTACGAGCTTCAGATCAAGGCCAATCTCGCTTCGACTCGGAAGATGGAGTTCGACGAGCTCTTGGCGGCAGAGCGCTCGATCCACCACGAGATCAAGCGCCTGCGCAAGTTGGTTCGGGGCCTTGAGAAGGCCAAGAAGCGTAAGGAACGGGACGACCTCGAAAAGTTGATCTACGCGGAGCTCAACCACGGGGTCGATTAGTCGACCACGACAGCCCAACCGTCGCTGGGTCCATACACGGTCCAGCGAGAGTCGAAGAGCTTGTACGAGTAGTGCAGGCTCTTTCCGTTCTTAGACGAGTACGTGCCGGTCGCGTTATTGATCTCTCCCCACGGGTCGTGCACGATGAAGCCAGTGTCGTCGTACCCGATCACGATGATCCAGTGGCCGCCACCAGTAGGAGCCGAAGTAGGCCCGTGGTGCAGGATTCCGACAGGCACTGGCACTCCACGGTCGATCTGCTTGACGAGATCGGTATTGTTCAGATTCTGCACGTACCTGGCCTTGATGCCAAGAGACCGCAGGCAGGCCACCTGTGCGTTCGGATCGGTCGAGTCTCCGAACTTCCGACGCTTCGTGATGTAGTCGTCGTCACCCGTGATACTACTCGGCTTCAGAAACTTTGCGAGCATCGCGCAGCTGGAACTGAAGCACGTGCGCGTCCAGTTATCGTTGCCCTGCGTAGCGTTGTCGCGCTGCGAGTAGTAGGGGACATTGAGAGTCTTGCTACCCGGCTTAGAAGGAGCCGGATTGGGGGCCGGAGCGGACTGCTGCAACCCGGACCAGTGCGGAGCGTAAACGAACCAGTTACCGGCTCCGTATGCTAGGCTCACCTTGATGTGGTTATCGGCTTCCTTGCTCTGCCACACGATGTCGTAGCTCTGACCCACCGGCACGGCGACCTTCTCATTCTTGTCGAGCTCTGAGGACGGGAGAGGTTCTTTCTTGAGGCAGGTGCCCACCTTGGCCACGATCCGAGTGAGCTTTGCCGGCTGAGCGTCACCAGCACTGCGCCCGTCTTTGAAGAACAGGGCCATCTCGGAGTCCCGACGACGTACCAGGCCTGGCAGGACACGCCCGCCACCCTTGTTCCACACCAGCAGTTGTTGCCCGGCAGCCTCGTAGTTGCCGGTGTTAAGCATGCGTAGTAGCGTTGAGTCCTGGAACGCGCCGGCTCCGACGTTGTAAGCGAAAGATACTAGCGCGTCGAACATCGACTGCGTCATCGGCGCCTTGACCAGCTTCTCCACAGCCGCCGCCTTGCCTTCGACTTCGTGCATCAGGTACTCAGTGCACTGAGCTTCTGTGCGAACGTCGCCCAGCCGCACGGCTTTTCCGTCCGGGTACTGGATGGTGCCCCACCCGATCGTCGGGATGTTGACCGGATCGAGGTAGGCGGCCGCTGAGCCGTCAGGCAGTCTCTTGTGGTAGCCTTCGAAGCTCTTGATCAGATCGAGGCAATCCTTACTAGGTTTCATGGAAGTAGCTAGCTCGTGATTCACTTTTACCCGGTCAGGGTATGATTTCATGCTGGTGTTCGCGTATCCGAATTGACACCCATATCACGCCACATCATCGCGGACATCAAGTCCGAGGACCCGTTCCTGCTCGACGACGCGGAACTGATCCTTGAGGCCATGACTCTAGCAGCCAAGGCCGCTCACGCGACGATCCTCAAGACCGCCTACCATCGGTTCAGCCCTCACGGCATCACAGCCTTCCTGCTCTTAGCAGAGTCGCATATCTCCATCCACACGTGGCCCGAGCTTAACAAGGCCGCGCTGGACATCTACACATGCGGAGATCATGCCGACCCAGAGGCGGGGCTCGCGACTATACTCGAGAAACTCAGGGCGAGTTGCCTCTCGAGACAGACCATTCAGCGCCAGGTATGATATAGTGGTCTCAGGCGGGAAACCGTCAGGAGCCTACACAATCCAACCGATGGGAATCATCGCAGACACGTTCGCCGCTCAGATCGCTGAACTGAAGCAACGTTCGGACGAGACCGACCAGCAGATGCTGGAAAGCCTCGCTCAGATGAAGACTCTGGTCAACGACATGGCGAACGACGAGCCGATCTCAGAGCCCAGCATGATCGCGGAAGCGATCCTTCTGCTCGAGGATCACGGCTACACGGTCACCCGACCGTAAGCCTGAGGCTAGTGCCATCGGGGAGGGGCAGTTCCTCCCCTCAGGGATTACCAGTCCAAGAAGTGTCCACCATCTCGAGAACTTTCTCGAGTAGTCTCCATAATCAACACATGGAAACAACTCCACAAACCAACGTCAACCGCATCAAAACCGCGGATCTGCTTCGCACCAAGGGCGCTCTCACTGGGAACTTCGGCAAGGCCCGAGTGAAAGCTGGCAGCACGCTCAACGAGCTAGGTGCCTCCGAGCGCGAGCACATCGGCAATCTTCCGACGCAAGATGAGTACCTCAGACGCTTATCGGAGGCGCTTGGAAAGGCTACTGACCCTAAGGTCCGTGCCTTTATCGAGGCTGAGCTCCGCAAGGCAAAACTTCAACGAATCACAACTCATGCCCGAGTCTGCAACCCTCAAGGACCCCATTGCGACTTATCCCAAAGACGAGTCGCTGCGAGCCGTTAAGGTGAGTGACCGCATCAACTACCTCCACTGCGAAGGCGGCCACGGTATCATGACCTTTGTGTCTCGATCCGGAGTACCTCTCTTCGTGAAAGAGGTGGTCTCTCAGGAAGACTTCAAGCTTAACTTCAATGTCTTCAAGATGATGGAGACTATGCTGTGAAGAAGCTTCTGCTCGTAGACTTCTATGCTCTGTTTCACCGGAGCCGCAATGCCCTCATGCGGTCTACCGGCGGACTAAGCACGTCTTACGGGGTCCCGACGACCGGCATCTACGGCTTCACCAACAACCTGCTGTCGGCAATCGACGCCGAGAAGCCCACGCATGTCACAGTCTGCTACGACGCGGGCGGCAACTGGCGCAAGGAGGCCGATGCCGACTACAAGGCGAATCGCGGTGGTGGTGACTCGGCGGACTGGGACGACTTTCGCTACGAGGCCAGAGCGGTTCTCGACGAGATGCTTCCGGCACTCGGTATCGAGACCGTTGGGATCCGGGGCTACGAGGCCGACGACTCGATCTTCACTCTAAGCCGTGACGCTATCGACTTTGATGAGGTCGTGATCTTCACGTGTGACCAGGACATCCTCCAGTGCGTCTCTGATCGCACGCGCGTGCTGCTCTTCAACTCGGCTAAGAAGGTCTTCTCCATGGGACTGACGGAGGTCATCGAGAAGTGGGGAGTAACCCCGTCGCAGATACCTCTGGTCAAAGCACTGGCCGGCGATGGATCGGACAACGTGGCCGGTATCAAAGGTGTCGGCGGGAAAACCGCCGCGAAGATAGTGCAGGAGTGCCAGGGTAGCCTCGAGCAGATCCTTTCTCACAAGAAGGTCGCTGAGCACGTTGAGTTGGTCCGAAAGAACCTGCCTCTCGTGACTTCGACATATGTCTCTGAGCTTCAAGACACGGACTTCGGGTCTTTCGAGCTCGGTCAAGGTAGTCTTCTCGAGACGCAGCAAGTCTTCGCGCGCTTCGAGTTCAACGCCCTGGCAAAGCGCATGAAGAAGATCTCCGACGCTCTCCGCTTGACCGCAAACAATCCGACCAAACCATACGCAGTAGCATGAACGTTCAAGAAGCCTGGCAGCTCGACGTTGCCACCATCGAAACTCTCGATGACGTCAAGATCATCCTCGATGGCCTTAACCTGACTACGTACTCTGACACACCCGGCTGGGACGTCATCAAGAAGTACTTCACAAAGCGCATCGAGATCCCTCAGGTACTTCCCACAGAGGACGAGCTGAAGGAAGCGATGGAAACTCAAGGCTACGGAGAACTCGAGAATGACTGAACCAAAGCGCAACTGGCAGCTGGACACGGACAAGATCCGCTCTCTTAAGGATGTAAGGGCGATCCTAGCTGGCCTGCACCTGCAGACGTGGGAGGGCAGCCCGGACTGGGGGCTTCTGAAGCCGTACTTCACTGTCCCGGTGGAACCTCAGAAACTGGAGTTAGCGGGTGAATCCCAAGGACAATGATGTCCACGAGCTGATCGAGATCACGGCTAGGGCGCTTAGCGACTGGCACCACGAGGCCGACTGGCCCACGCACGTCCCTAAAGCTCGAGCCGTTCTCGACGAGATCGCGGCGTACATGGCTAAGCACAACATCGGACCAGGACTACTCTCATCCATAGCCAAAGATGACTGACACGATCACCGGAACAACTCAGATCGAGATGGATCCCATCTCCGGCGAGCTCTACATGGTCTTTCCCGACGAGGTGGCCGAGGCCGTCGGCATGGAGGATTGGGAGTGGGTGAACTGGGACATCCAGAAAGATGGCACCGTGCTTATCACCAAAGGATCTGGTCCAGACGCTGGTGACGAGGCCGACCACTTCTAAGCGCGTAGCTAGCGCGCTCTAGAGCGCGACGCTAAGCGATGTGCTGTTCATACTTCGGTATGATACAATAGATATGTAAGCAACTGAGGTTCCAAATGGAACTAGCAACCCAAGTTTCCCTTGACTGGTCTGTCGTCGAGTGCCCGGTTTCGATCGGGCTTCCCGACGGTGGCCAACGCGAGCTGAGCTGCTGTAAGGCTCTGGTACGCGGAGACAGCAACGCCCACCTGAGCATCGTGAGCAAGGCTTACGAGGTCGTGCAGAACTCGGTGCTGACCGGGCTGCTGCAACCGCTTATCTCCGAAGGGCTTCTGGAGATCAAGAACACCGGTTACCTCAAGGGCGGCCGGAGCGTGTTCATCCAGGCCCAGATGACCGAGGAGTTCAAGATCGCCGACGAGCCTCATCGCGGCATGCTGACTCTGCTCAACTCCCACGACGGCTCGACCCAGCTCTCCGCCGGGGTCACCGACGTACGAGTCGTCTGCCAGAACACCTTCGCGATGGCGTACTCCGAGATGTCGACTCGCCTTCGCCACAAGATGGGCGTTAACGAGCGAGCTCTGGGCATCACCGAGACGATCAACTACGTCAACGACCGGATGCAGCAATTCCAGCAGGCGGCCGAGGTCCTGGCTTCGACCAAGGCTACAATCAGCCAAGTGGATCTCATTATCCGTGCTGCCTACAACAAGAAAGCCGAGGAGACCATCCGCCACCGCGACGAGATCGTGAATCTCTACCGCAACGGGGCTGGTAATGGAGAGGGTACTCTCTACGACGTGTTCAACGCTATCACCGAGTACAACACGCACAGATCCAAGAAGGAGAACGACAAGCGTTTCGCTTACGCCAACTTCGGCACTGGGTCTATCGTCGCTCGGAGAGCTATCGACGCGGCTCTGGCTCTCGCGTGATTCTTTGAGTATACCGGAGGTCGGTTCCGGTTACCATCAAGATACATGGGCTCTTCGGAGCCCTTTCTTTTGAGCTAAGATGGGCTACTTCAATCACGAGGCAATGTTCGTCCTGTCCTTGAGCCCGGCCATGAGGGACAAGCTGACGGACGTCGTCGAGGAGGTCGTCCAGCTGCGCTCGAGCGGGTTGACCACTGAGGAGATCGAGAAGATGCTCGAGAACGACCTGGAGCTCATTGAGAAGTCGTCTTCGACTCCGCGGATGGTGCGGCATATCGCCCTTGGTACCAGTCTAGCAACTGGAAACTAACGGGTTTACACTCGGTCGGTTCAGGCTACTATCTATTCAAGAGGGACACCAACCACCTCTTGATCTCCGCTAAACAACATGGCCGCATCTCTGCGTATTCAACCCTCCTTCATCAAGCACGCCACCAAGGCGGAGCTTAAGAGCCTCAACCGTATGACCTCCGAGTTGCTCTCTATCGCTTGGGACGTGGGTGCCTCCCGCGCCGTGGTGATGAAGAACAAGAACGGCCCTAACGGTGAGCGCCGCACTCGCGTCCAGTTCGTGGACGACAACTGCAAGTATATCTCTGGCATCTACCTCTGATGCGACAACCGAGTTGAGCATAGATATTCGTAGCTCCTAGGGGAATGTGTGGGGTCGAGGGCGCTTCGGCGCCCTTTTTCTATGTACATAAGTACAAATCTATGATAAGATGATCATAGGTCAAACCAATCCATGGCCAAGACAACAAACGACAACGTGCCTCTCCCGCTCGCCGCGGGTCGCACCCTGAAGTCCATCGACCAGGTCGACTGCTTTCCGGTCGTTGCATCTCCGAAGTTCGACGGGTACCGCTGCATCACCCTGCCGCCAGTGACCGCCGAGAAGACAGGCGAGAGCGCCTGCGCGTGGTCGAGACGACAGAAGCCCATCCCGAACCTCTACGTGCAGGAGATCCTATCTCAGGTCCCAGCCTACTTCGACGGGGAGCTCACGGTTGGAGACACGTTCCAGTCCTCCGCGGCGGTGACCCGCAAGTCGTCCGAGCCGATCGACTTCATCTACTGGGTCTTCGACTACTTCGATCCGTCACTGGTTGACGCTCCGTGGATACGACGATTCGCGCTCGCTCAGTTCGCCATCGCCGGCCTTCCGCCTGAGATCCGCAAGCACGTAGTGCTTTGCCCGACGTACGAGTGCCGCTCTGGAGAGGATCTCGAGACCGCGTGGGACAAGTTCGCCGAGTACTCGTCCGAGGGCCTCATGCTTCGGACCGAGAAGCACGACGACAAGTACGTCTTTGGCAAAGGCAGCAAGTCGCTGATCAAACTCAAGCCGCTTGCTCAGACCGAAGGCAAGGTCGTGGGATTCGAGGAGGAGAAGTACGGGGCCAGCCTCAAGACCGTACCCGAGGAACTCTGGGGCACCACCAAAGGTCGCCACTCGGCCCTGGTCCTCGAGGGCCTGCCGGACTCCGACTTCCCCGGCGTGCGGTTCCGCGTAGGGACCGGCATGAACCACGCTCTCCGCAAGGAGATCTACGACAACGAGGAGAAGTTTCTGGGTCAGACGGTGACCTTCCGGTACCTGCCGAGCGGCACGAAGGACAAGCCGCGCCACCCCGCCTTCATCGGATTTCGCCCTGACTGGGACCTATGAGACCACACCCGCGCAGGCGCAGAGACATGATCAAGCGCCTTCAGAAGTTCACCTGCCCGTATTGCGACACGCTCGTCGGCTGCGACGAGTTCGGCAAGCTCGGGATGTACTCGCTCAAGATCTACAATCGTCATGTTCAACGTTGTCAAGAGATTCTGGAAGCGGCCCGTGCCGGTGACGCTGAAGAGGCCGGACGGCTCAGGGATGACCTACCGTGAGCTGGTAGACCTGCTCGGCAACTTGCGTCGCGCCGACCTCAAATCGACGAAGATCACGATGTCCGCCGCGGACCTCTACCTGCTCATCGAAGCGGCTCGAGCGGTACGCGAGGCCGAGATCGAGGACGCCTCTGTGAAGAACGGGCTCGGTGACGCTCCGTTCATCAGTGGTATGTCAGATGACTACGACGATTGCGGCATGGGCAGCGTGCTCTACGTGTGCCCGGCCTACGGTCTGGACTTCACCTACGCGTACCGGCTCGACCGTTAATCTCGTTTGCACGGTACGTAGTACCTATCGTTCGCGCATCTAGAACCGACTCCCAGAGTCAAAGTATAAACGAAGCTCGGCGGCGACCAGACTATTTACAAAAGTAAGAAAGTAGGTTAGGATAGATCTGTCAAAGGAAACCACCTCTCATGGAAACCACCTTCACCGCTCAGTACGACGTCTGCTACGACGACTTCGAGAACGTCTGGGCCGGCGTGGCCCACATGGTCACTGCCGCTGCGATCGACGAGAGCGAGGTCAAGGAGATGAAGCTCCTCGGCAAGGCTCCTCACGGCTGGCCCATAGTCGAGATGACCTTCGCCTCAGTCGAAGCGGCCCGCAAGGTCACAGCCGCCTACCTGGGGATCTTCGACGCCGAGGACCCCGAAGTTCTCGAGTACCTCTCCCACTGATACCTACGATGGAAACCACACGAGATCTGTTCTACGAGGGCGAGGTTCGCACTCTCAAGGCGGACGCCTTCCTCAGCGACAGTGGGCTTCGTAAGACGCAGCCGTGCACGGTCGTCCGAATGGAGCATCGCTACGGGCACAATCGCTTCGTGCTGGTACAGCTCCACGACGAGTACCGAACGTACGTCGTGGTCTATCCGGACCAGCTAGTCTGACCAGTTAACTAAGTGGAACAAGGGCCGCCGACAAGTGGCCCTTTTCACTATGATCACTCTGTAGACACTCACCCAGATGAAGACTTCACGCTTCGACTGGGACTTCCACCCTCTGGTCGACGACGTCACCGACGCGATCGAACGAGGGAGGATAGCCCTGAAGATAGGCTCCACGGACCACCCGCGACCCGAGGCCCGTTTGGCCATCCACGCCGTGGCTTCGTTCCTCGAGGAAGAGGACGGGTGGCCAACCGGAGCGGGTCCGGCTTTCATCGCTAAATTCCTTCGGCAGGCCGCCGACACTCGGATGAATCCATGATGGCCAGTATCAACTCGCTGCTCACACGCCTCAGAGCAGTAGAGGACTTCGTGGCTCCTGAGGAGGCTTGGTAGGCCCAATCTTATGACTGGTACATCAACCGTTTACCTTCTCGAGTGGCAAACTTAAGATTGATCTGTAACACAGGAACCTCTCATGACCACCACCGCTTTCCCTCGTACCCGCCGCACTCGCAAGGCCGCTCGCCCAAGAAAGTTCCGCAGGGCTCTGGCCACTACGACTTTCGTCCTCCTGGCCAGCGCCGGAGCGTTCTGGACTCTGAGCTCCACTCTCGATTCGATGACGTGGCGCGACTGCCAGGCCGGGGTCCAACGGGCCTGCGACGCGATGCAGAAGTGATCGAACAGGCCCTCCGATCGTGGAGGGCGGCTTTCGAAGATTGGCTCAGGCACCGCACTCGCGAGACTCAAGTGAACGAGCTCTCGGCTCGCAACTTCTACCTCCTCCTCAGGCCATGATCACCGACTACCACAGAGCTCGAGCCTACTCGGCTTTCCTCAATCGTCTCTACGTCTACCGCAACATCACCATAGACCACACGAGCGTCCAGCTCTGGCTCGACAAGCTCGATGACTGGGGACGTGGCTGTGGTGAGGGCTGGGAGACCGAGGAGGAGTTCGAAAAGATGCTTGACCGGCTCGAGCAGTCAGAGGTGGTGAGATGACCACCTCCGATAGCTTCACCGCGGACGACTACGCCTATGCTCTAGCGCATCTCACGGACGACTGCGAGTACGAGTGGATTCGTCAGACCACGGGTTTGTCCCATGACGAATGTGATAAGATCATGCAAGTAGCTTACGCAGCACAGCGGAGGACGTGGGAATGAGACCTGACATTCGTACAATTCTGGAACGCTGCATCGAGGACGGGGCCGCTCAAGGTTACCGTCGAGCCCATAAGCACGTGGAGAACCCCAGCGAAGGAGCCATCATAGACAACATCTCCGACGCCATCTGGCTCGAGATCGACACCTATTTCAACTTCGAGGAACCTACCGAGTGAAACTGAGTACTAGAACGAAGCGCGTGCTTGCGCGAGACGACGAGAAGCTGTGCGGGGACGGGGGAAGAGGGTGGGAGGTGAGACCTGCTAAAGAGCCGCTTAGCGCCTGGGCTCACCTTAAGTTGATGCTTAAGGAGTTCTTCTGATGGCCAACGCCAATGACCCTCTGTCTCCTCACGCCCGGCTCGTCTACGACGCTTTTAACCGGGTCGCCCTCTACGGGGAGCCGAGCTTCGAGACCGACCGAAGAGCCCTCGCCGCCGCACTGAGGAAGGCGGTGCATGTCCACGGGTGCTCACGAGAGAGCGAGTGGCTCGTGCCCGCGGATGATCTCCTGAGCCTCGCCTGCGAACTTGACCCTGGAGAATCCGATGACTGACTTCCGAGCACTGTGCGCTGAGCTAGTTGACAACATCCACCGTGGAAGCAGTGGAATGCTGGGCTGGACATCAGATCAAGAGGACGAACTTCTTGACCGCGCCCGCGCCGTCCTGGCCGAGCCCGAGCCGGAAGGGCCGACGGATGAAGAACTGATGGCGGTGTTCTGGGAGCACGAGAACGGCCTAGAAGAGATCTGGGACAAAGACTGGCCCGCCGCCGCTCGAGACGTTCTTGCCCGCTGGGGAGGCTCACATCGATGAGACCTTTCTCGACTCTGACCAAGCACTTCACACCAGAGCGTCGCGCTCGCATCGAGGAGCTCAAGGACACGCTTCGCGACGAGATGGCTCACAAGGCCAAGCGCGTCGTGCTGTCAGCCAAAAACTTCGACGCTTTGCTGAAGCGGCTCAAGAGAGCCGGCGGCTTCGATCCGAAGGTGGCTCGAGTGCTCACCACGCCGTCGCCGTGGGACGAGGACATGTGCCCGAACTGCGTGACGCCTTGGAAGTGCAACGGACCGCACATTCCGCAAGGGTGGGGTCGTCGCCTGCCGTCGCTCTACAACCGGCTTCACGCCACTGGGCTCATCAGGTGACCAGTTCCAAAAGTGGTACATGTCTTAAGTAAAAGACTTCCTGCGGACTTAAGATAGATCTGTAAACGAGGCGGGATACCGCCCACCACAATGGCAACCCAAACCCAGCTCAACACCATCGCCACCAAGCTCGCCGCAATCGCCGCGAAGCGCGAGGCCCTGGCTCAGCAGGAAGCGGAACTCAAAGCCGAAGCTCTCGAGCTCCTCGAGGATGTCGGTTTCACCACCGTGGACTGCCCCAAAGGCAAGCTTCAGGTCCGACTCACCAAGACCTACAGCTACACTCCACAGGACGAGATGGAGATCAAAGCCGCCAAGGCCGTGGTCAAGACTCTCGAGGACGACGCTAAGACCCGCGCGGACATCACCACCAAGACCGGCGTGGCCTTCACCGTCGCCAAGAAGGTGCCGGCATGAAGAAGTTTCTCCACATCGTGGCAGCCTCTCTGGTGGTCGGCCTCCCGGCCTACGCCGGCGGACGCGACGTGACCGCCACCGTCTACCACCAGTGGTACCATGGCCGGGCCGATGCCTGCGGCGGCACCTACTCCGACCACAGGGTCTCAGCCGCCCACCCGTGGCTCCCCTGCGGCTCTCGGGTCCGCGTGGTCCACAACGGCCGGTCGCTGGTCGTTCCGATCACGGACCGGTGCGACTGCTCGAGCATCGACCTCTCGTACAAAGCCGCGAAGATCCTCGGTGTCCCTACCGACGGCATCGCGCGGGTCCGCATCCAGGAGCTATGATGGCTCTAACTGAGCAGCTGATCGACTACTGGAACCAGACCGGTAGGTTCAAGCCTCAGCAACCACGCCCAAGTGCGGCTCCATCGAATAGTTACTGGCGTAGCAACAAGACGCCACTAGAGCGCTGGATCACTCTCACTTCTCGGAAGACAAAGCGATCTGTGTCCGCTTACCGCGGCGTCCAGCGCAATTCCGGGGCTAACTCCCAGGAGAAGCCCTGGCGGACAATGCTATGCTACCAGGGGCGTAGGTACTACGGCGGCCACTTTCACACGGAGCGCGAAGCCGCTCTCAAGTGGAACGAACTGGTCCTCAAGTACGTTGGTCCCCTAGCATCGTCTGTTCTTAACGAGGTCTGAGCCATGGTCACTACCGAGATCCCGATCGACGTCTCTCGCAACGCGATCATCCGCCTCAAGAACGCCGTCTACCGGCAGTACCAGGACGAGTGCGGCCCAGGCTACGACTCTCCCAAAGCCTTCATGCTGCTCGGCAAGCTCGAGGCGATCGACCAGATCCTTGACATGGACGGGCAATGAGGCACCTTATCGACTACCGCGACGCCACTGCCGTCCGCGCCAAGATCAAAGAGCTCGAGGAGGATCTCTGGCTCTACGACCACTCGAACCCTACACGCTGGGAGTGCGAGAGGCAGATCGAACAACTGGAGTCCTGGCTCCAAGACCTTCAAGCATCCTGAACCTACTTTCCTAAACCAGCACCATGACCGAGACCACTCGCAGCGGCCGCAAGCCCCAGTTCACCGACGAGCAGATCGTCGAGATGCGTACCGCTTGGGCTCACGGCCGGCGCATCAAGGACCTCTCCGACGACTACTGCGTCAGCGAGCCGACCATCTCGTCGATCGTCCACGGCAAGATGTACAAGCACGTTCCGGTGGTCCCTCGCCAGGTTAAGCCTCGCTCCAAGGACTTCCGCTACCCGTACACCTACGCTGGCGACTTCTTCCGCTTCTACGCTCCGTCGATCTCTGACCGCGAGGCCTCTCAGCTTCGCCAGGGTCTGGCCCACGTGCTCGGCATCACCGACACCGAACTCGCCAAGGCGCTGGCCGACTGGGAGCTAGATAAGCGCGAAGCTCCGGCCGTACGGACCTGGACTCGCCGCCTGGTCGAAGCTCTGAGGCTCTCCCGATGATCCGCGAGATCTGGCCTCTGTGCGAATGCGGCTCGTTCCGCGTCCCCGCCGGGGCTTCCCCTCTGCCACAAATGCTCTATCCTCTCCACGACTCTACAGGAGATCAAAGATGACCGGCCTGTCGAAGATCAATATCATAGAGGGCGTCAAACCAGTGCTCTATGACGAAACTTTCACGGTGAAGAAGCAACGCTGGGGCACGTTCGTCTCGTACGATCTGGAAGGCGCTCCGATCATCACGTCCATGACCGAGGAGCTCTGCGTCGCCGCGACTCAGTGGTACCTCAAGGCTAAGCAAGACGGCTTCGAGAAGACCACAACGAAGTACGAGTCGACGGCGGGGTGGAAACTATGAAACCGACTGTGTTCGCGCTCTTCGCGTTGATTGTTGGCAACGCTACACTCGCGCTGGCTCAGCCTTGCAACTACTCGTACTGGGTGTGGCTCGGTGGTGAGCGGGTCAAGGTCTGCTGCAACCAGCAGGGCCTGTGCCTGACCAAGTACGGCATCTACTCGCAGGGACAATGATACTACGGGGGTTGGCGGCTATAATAGCTACGTCAACGATCATCCAGTTCGACTTTGTCCCCGTCCCGGTACCAGAAGAGACAGCTCGATGGTGCTCTGCCATCGTGGGAGCCCCTTACGGAACCGACAACATCGCCGATGACGAGTGGCGAAGATTCCAGCGATGCGTCAAACAACGAACCACGTGAAATGAGTACCCTGCTCACCAAACCGCTCACCGCAAAGAGCGTCGCAGAAGCCCTCGGTGTTGCCGCTGGGCTTCTTTTAGTGTCTGCTGCCGGGACCCTTTTCGGTGCTTTCGTCATCCAGTGGATCCTCTCGTCCTGCGGGATCTACCAGGCGACGTACGCTCAGGCCGTCGGAGCCCTGGCTATCTGGGAGATCATCAAACCACGCATGGAGTCCAAGTGAGCTTAGGCAAGTACACCTTCACGCTTGAAGACAATACAGGCTACGGCATCGTGATGACTGTGCCCGAGGGCGAGTCCATCGACGAGATGCTCTATCACTTCAAGCAGTTCCTCTTCGCCTGTGGCCACAAAGTCGCACAATCGGACGAAAGCTAGTTCATTATACTTTTCATCTGGGCGATAAAACCAGATGCACGACTGATGGATCCCACGTACCCGACAACCAGTTTTAACGATGAGGAGGCCAAGCTCATCCACCGCGCGGTCCGCTACTACCAGATGAACTCCACCGTGGTAGGGTCGGACGAGTATCACCGTTGCGATCAGATCCTCGATGCTACCTACGACATCTTCGTCAGGGAGCTCCGAGCTCACATCAAATGCGACATCTGACTTGGGACAGGTTTACTTTCTCAGGTTCTCATGTTAAGATAGACCTATGAATTCCCAGAACCAACGCAAAATGCTCGGCCAAGCACAACGCCTCTACGACATCGGTTCACGCGAGGCGATCCTGGAGTTCCTCCAGAAGAACGACCCTAACGGCGTCTACTCCGACCAGGCTAGCTTCGACGAGGGCTACGACCCGATGACCTACGACGAGGCTCTTCTTGAGCTCGAAGGCATCATCAACGAACTGCTGCTTGACCAGCAGGAGGTGCTCGCGTGACCGAAGAGAACGCCAAGGTCACTCCGGTGAGCGTGGTCGACGAGATGAAGACCGCGTACCTCGACTACAGCATGGCGGTGCTGGTCGGGCGCGCCATCCCCGACCTGTACGACGGCCTGAAGCCGGTGACCCGCAGGGTCCTCACCGCCATGAAGTGGCTCGGGCTGCGGCCCGACGCCCGCTACATGAAGGCCGCAAGGGTCGAGGGCGAGACGATGGGCAAGCTCCACCCGCACTCCGGGGCTTACGGAGCGATGGTCACAGCGGCCGCGTGGTGGACGAACAACCACCCGCTGGTCGACGGCCATGGCAACTGGGGTAGTCCGACTGACGGAGCGGCCGCTCCTCGCTACACGGAAGCAAAGCTCACGAGCTTCGCCTGGGAGACTCTGCTCCAGGACTCTGAAACCTGGGCGGCCAAGGACAACTACGATGGGTCTCTACAGGAGCCGATCCAGTTCAACGCTCGAGTGCCCGCGTTGCTCCTCAATGGCTCCGAGGGCATCGGCGTCGGCTTCGCCACTCGCGTCCCGACTCACAACCTTCGTGGCGTGGCCAAGGCTCTACGAGCTCTGGCCGAGGACGATATCAAGGCCGCGAAGAACGCTCTGGTTCCGGACTTCCCAACCGGCTGCGACGTGGTCAAGGACGAAGGTCTGGTCGAGTACCTCAACACCGGCATCGGGGCGATCCGCATGCGTGCCAAGTGCGAGCGCGAGGAGATCGACTACGGCAAGCGCTCTAAGCGCATGTCCCTGGTGTTCACCAACCTTCCGCTCCACTCTAACACCGAACAGATCGGCAACCAGATCAAAGAAGCCATCGAGAAGGACAAGGTCTCCACTGTGGCAGATGTCCGAGACGAGACCGACCGTAGTGGCATCCGCTTGGTCCTCGTGCTCAAGGCTAACGTCGACGTGGACAAGGCCGAGTCTGAGATCTTCCGCAATACGTCGCTCGACTCGAAGTTCTCGGCCCACAACCTCTCGATCGACCATCTGAAGCCTGTCCTGCTGGCTCCGCACGACATGCTCATCCGCTGGGCGAAGTGGCGCGACGGGCGATTCGTGGTGGCGCTTAAGGCCGAACTCGAGAAGCGTCGCGGTCGTCTCGAGGTGGTGCAGGGGCTCATCACGGCACTCACGATCATCGACGATGTGATCACCACAATCAGGGCCTCGAAGGACCGAGCCGACGCGAAGAAACGACTCGAGAAGATGCAGTTCACGCCGAAGCAAGCGGACGCCATCCTCGACATGCGCCTCTCGGCTCTCACCAAGCTCGACGAGACGGACCTCCAGCAGGAGGCCAAGGACATCCAGAAGCGTATCAAGGAGATCCTCGGGTTGACATCCAGCGAGAAGCTTCGCAAGGAGTACATCATCAAGGAGGTCGAGGATCTGGCCGAACGGCACGGGAACGCCCGCAGGTCCGAAGCTATCGAGGAGCCCAAGTACGTAGCCGTTGCTACCACCGTCAAAGTTGGCAAGGAGAAGGTCCAGGTTGCTCAGGTCGGACCCAAGCCTCGGTTCATTCTGCTGGACGAAGACAAAGGCATCCTGACCCAGCTCAAAGGCCCGCGAGGAGCCACGATGATCGTCCAACCCGACGAGAAGATGGTTCTGGCCTGCGATAACGGCTTCGTGTATAAAGTAGGAGCCTGGTTTAAGGGTCCTGTGTATAACCAACCGACAAAAGTACTTGGCAAAGTTTCAACTACTCATTTGCCGTCAAATCTATGGTTGGCCGTATGGGATACATCGGAAGGTACATTTGCAAATTCAATTTCTTGGGACGCGCTGTCTCGCACCACGGTCAAAGGCAAGCGGTGGCTTCCTGAGGGTGCTACGCTACGCTACTTCGGTACTGGCACCTACACTCTCGAGTACACGTCCAAGCGGCGCAAGCCGCGAGAGATCTCGGCCAACCAGCTGAAGCCCAAGTGGCCCGGCGGCCGAGGTCACCGAATCGCTATCCCTGGAGAAGTGGTATGAACTGGCGAACAGAGCTCGAAGCGATGATGGTCAGTCTCGAGGACGAACTCGAGGTGCTGGTCATCAAGTCCGAAGCGCGCCCTATGGCCCCGATGGCCGTTCCCATCGACTATCCGGTCTTTGACCGTGAGTTCGACGCTGGGTACGGAGGTAGCGAGGGCTGCAGCTTCACCGCATGGGGCGGCAAGTACGTGTACTTCCCTGCTGTGTACGATGGGAGCGAATGGCTCGAGTGCGTACCACGCAACCCGTGCCTCGTCGCGACTACTCACATCGGAGGGCAATGATGAACGGAGAAGAGGGCGCGCTGGCCGCGGTCGAGCGCCTCTACAAGGAGAATAACGAGGGGCTCAAAGAGCTGGCGATGATCGAGGCTGAGGAGCGCCACTGGAGACAGTACGTCGGCCTCATCGGAGTTGCCATCGAAGACACGATCCCAGACCAGTGCGAGATCTCCACGCTCGACGCGGTAAAACTCCTGGTGAGAGAGAACAACGCGCTTCGCGTAGCGTTGGGCCTTCCCACCTACTCCCAACTCTCTCGTATCATGGAGGAAGATGACTAAGGTCATCCTTGAGCTCGGCGGGAACGTCGCGCGGATGGACAAAGCAATCGAGCTGGTGAAGCAGAATCCCGGCTCTTTCTTCATCGTGTCGTCCGAAAGCGACCCGGTCACTTGCGTCCAGAAGATCAAGATCGCTGGGTTGGACCCGTCCAGAACCACTTTGGACTATTCGGCCTGGGACACGGTCACCAACTTCACCAACACCAAGCGCATCATCGACTCGATCAACGCGGACGAGCTGATGGTGGTCACCGACGGCTTCCACATGCTTCGCTCGATGACCATCGGGAAGATCGTCTACTTCGGGTCTAAGACCAAGCTGAGTGCTCACCCGAGCTCTCCGAAGGATCATGACGAGAGCCGGAAGCTCGTGTTGTGGGACGCCGTGAGGTCGCTTATCTCGCGCTTCCTCGGCAACACACTCTACGACCAGAAGGTCTACGACGATCGGATCACCATGATCCAGAACGACTACTATGTTGCTCGCAGGCTCCAAGGAGGTTGACCAATGGGCAGGCCAGTTGATCGCGACGTGAACTACATGAAGACCATGTTCGGCACCACCAAACTAGTGACTGACTACGAGGCCTCTAGACCGGACTTCATGAGGCTAGCGCGTGAAGGAATCCAGAAGTACAAGGACTCCTTGGTCTCATTGGCTTCCGAAGACCTGTCAAACTCGTCGGACATGGCGGGTTCACTCCGGAACTCGGACGACTATGATGACTGGGAATACGGCACGGAACCCATTCCCGGGGACCCGACATGGACGAGAAAACCCAGTTCGTAGAGGCTACTCTTGATTGGGCAGAGAGCCGCATGGAGCACCTGCTTAACCAGGGGCTTATCATGGAGGCTCTCGATCTTGGCCGCGAATTCCACGAGTGGATGCGAGCTCCGTACGGATTCGATCATGACCTTTGACACGTACCGTATGAATCTTGAGGCCCTTGCTATGGAGCGCATCAGCCATCTGGTTGACCGCGCCCACGATCTGGAGTTCACCGAGCACGAGCCTCGTACCTCGCAGCTCCTCCTCGAAGAAGCTAAGGACCTCGCGACCGCCATGGACGATATGGAGGACATCTTCTTCGTACGCTACTGGCGCACCATGAGCGACTCCGAAGGAGCCGTGTTCGACCTCTTCCACTGCGACTCCGAGCTCTCGTTCGGAGGCTTCTGATGCGCATCGTATGGACTCGTTTCTGGGACGGCTTCGAGGGACTTGGACTTGCTTTCGAGTGGTGGCAGGCTCTTTTGTCCATCCCGCAATCAAGCGATTACCTCTGCGAGTACGTGGACTTCTGGGAGGAACTCGGAAGCGGCTGGATGGATCAGTACATCTGGCCCTACGACGACTGGTTCAATCCGACCGTAAGCCCTGAGCGTAAACTGAGGCTGGGACGATGACTCGCATCCAAGCCACTTCCGGCTATAGCCCAGACTTCGGCTACTCGATCTCCATCTGTTTCGGAGACGGTCCCCTGATGACCCTGGAGGGCCTCGAACTGGAGGAGATTAGGTATCTATCGGACATGCTCAATTGCCTCCTCTGGGACCCTGACAGGGCCGAAGAGGAAGACTGGCCGGACGGCTCCGACTACTGAGGACACCATGCGGGCATCGAAACTACCAGCTACGATCTTCTTCCTCCTGGCGATGGCCTCGCTGGGCCTCACGCTCTTGGCTCCGGCCGCCACGTTCTACATCTACGTGGGCTTCGCCTGTGTGTTCCTACTGCTAGGGCTCCGCCACTCTCTGAGGCCATGACCGACACCGATCGCTCGTTCGAGATCCTGCACTTCTCCATCCGGTACCCAAAGGCCGTGATGCAGTACCCCTTCTTCGTCCACAACATCGTGTGGCGAGCGCACGACAAGGAGTTCAAGGACTATTGCATCGGGCTGACCGAGGACTGGCAGCGCACAGAAGTGGTCTTCGACACGCAGCTGGCCGAGGAGTACATCGACGGGCTGGACTTCAGCATCGACGAGATCGACAACCAGTTCGGGTACGGCAAGGTCGAGATCAAACAGAAGGACGGGTTGAGACGGGACGCGGTGTTTCACAGAGCCTATCAACGGCAGTTTCCGTTTGTAGTCTACATTGAGAAGTTCGACTGTTTCCGCGCGTGGGGCTACACCGAGTCGAATGCGATCACTCACGCCTGCGCGCATGAGATCCGCATGCTGCAGTTGAACGAGAGGCTCTACAACGGGCGATTCGTAGCGTGGTGTCACTTCCGCCGCGTGGTGGAGACCATGGACAGGTTCTGGGACTAGGGGTTTACTTTCTCAGGTCAATGGTATATGATTGATCTGTCAAAGGAAGGCCAATGAACTTCATCAAGCTCTCCAGGTTCCAGAAGAAAGCGCTCCTCGCGATCATCGCTTCCACGGGTCTCCGTGAAGACCTCCGCCGTGGCTACCAGACCGGCGAGCTCCACAGAGTCTGGACCTCCCACCACACTCGCGAGCATCGCATCAACGAGCTCCGCGAGATCGGGCTCATCCGCTGGGAGCAGGTGAACGGCTGGGTGGTTACCGGACCCGGCATGCGCACTCTGGCTCTCAACTCTAAGCCTGCCTGACTTCTTCGGCCCCGCTTCGGCGGGGCTTTCTTCTTATCTGCAAACACCATGGACAAACAACCTCTACAACGCGTCCACAACGGCGCCTTCCTCGTCAACGAGACCGCCAAGAATGACCCGGCCTGCCAGCTCGTCATGGAGCAGTACCTCAAGCAACTAGAGCGCGAGGAGTGGCGCCGCAACGAGATCCGCGCTGGCCGCATGAGCCTGGCTCCCGAGATGACGACTTGGGACATCTCCGACCGCGACTGACATGTCTTTGCTGTCCCTTCACGACCACGACCTGGCCATCGAAGCCTTAGAGTTCTGGATCCAACGACTCATCCACGACTACGCTGAAGACGAGGCTCTCACCGAGAAGATTTGCCAGGTGGATTCGCTCCTCCAGTCGATCAAATTGCAGAGAGACAAGTTCACAGTTTAATGATTGGTGTATAATCACAAGGTCTCGGTCGTATCAACGACGGCGATCTTTATGAGGGGTTTCTCGGAACCTACCCGAGGCGAGACTCGGGGATGCAACGTCCCTTAAACTTCCTGTGCCGTGGAGGAATGCGCCCTGAGACGGGCGAGTGACCGTCCTCTATACGGATGCTGAGTTCTATCCTATCTAATGCTTTCGTCCCTCACGATTGCGGCCGTGTCCCTGGTGGGTACTGCTGCGACGTCATTGGCTCTACTGCCTTCGCCAGTGGCTTCGGCCACTATCCCCTACTCGATCATTCGAGAAGAGCCGGACACGAAGGTAGCCATCCGAGAGGCCGCTCCAGAACCAATCAAGGAACCACGACTGATCTGTAAGGGCTGCAACGCAAACGAACAGATTGCGCTCCAGACGCTTCAAGACCGCGGAATCAAAGACCGCAACGCGCTTGCCACCATCATGGGGAACATTCGACAAGAGTCGACATTCGTTCCCAACGTCTGCGAAGGCGGCGCGCGCGCGGGCTACCACGGTTGCCGCTCGGGAGGCTTCGGCCTCATCCAGTGGACATCCGAGAACCGCTTCCGCGGGCTTGGGACCCACGCTCGGAAGCTCGGGCATGACCCCTCTTCCATTCACGCCCAGCTCAGCTACATCTTCGAGGAGCCCCAGTGGAAAACCATCGAGGACAAGATGCTGAAGCCAGGCCGCACCATCGACGACTACATGCGAACCGCTTACAAGTGGATCGGGTGGGGCCATCACGGTGCACGGACTCACTTCGCTTACGAGTACGCTCGTAAGTTTACCCTCGAGAGCTGAGTCTATGATGACTGGGAGCTCGAGAGGGCTCCCTTTCTTCATTGGCGTGTAGCTCAGTGGTAGAGCCGCCGACTGTTAATCGGCTGGCCGCAGGTTCGAGCCCTGCCACGCCAGTTGCCACTTTGCGCCGGAAAGATAAACCGGAATGCCGGTGGCACTAAATCCTACTTCGGTAGGTCGGGGGGATGGCCTCCCCCGCTCGTGCCCCCACCTCTGTGCGCCCTTGAGGCGTCTCACGTGTTAAACGGGGCCTTCGCCTTCGTAGCACAGTGGTAGTGCAGCTGTTTCGTAAACAGCAGGTCGCTGGTTCAAATCCAGTCGAAGGCTTTCGAGGTAAGATCCCTCAGGCCGAGAGATCAACATGCTTTCCACCGAGACGCGCCTTCGCCTCGAGGACATCGCGGCCCGCATCGCGGGCGGCATCGCCGTCTCTTTCGAGGAGATGACCTGGGCACAGAAGTGGGCAGACCACAATCGGTCCGCGGCTCGTATCATCAACCAAGCGCGTCGAGAAGCCATCCAGGGAAAGCCTGAGCCGGGCTCCATGAACGAGTTCCTCAACGACCTCGACCTCGGAGACCCGGACCCTCGGAACCACCTCATCGGCCCGCAAGATCCTACCGACCTGGCATGTTGGTTCACCAAACCTGACAACTGGTTCCTCGAGAACGATGACTGACCCAGTCTGGAGCCTCAACATCTTCATCGGTATCGGTCTGCTATGGGTCATCGGCGTCATAGCTGCGATCATCATCGAAGCGACCAACGAATGAACTGGTACAAGGGCGGCTAACTCGGTCGCCCTTTCTTTATGATCAACTCATGGAAAGGAACCCATCTGTCGTCTTCCTCGAAGAGTGGATCTCCGAGCATGGTCTCGAGTCGCTCAAGGAGCAAGGCATCCGTATCACGAACGACCAGCGCCACACCGGCCTCTACTGCTTGAAGTACGGGCCGATAGCTGACAAGTCCTCCCGCATCGTGCAAGTGTGCCGTGGTGCGGTTGTCGAGGACTGGTTCGGCACGTGGCAGACCGTGGCGTACGCGTTCGACCGGTTCTTCAACCCGGGAGAGCCGTGGGCCGCTGAGATCGACTGGAAGTCGGCTCGGGTCTACGAGAAGTACGACGGGTCTCTCATCAAGCTCTTCAATCACTACGGGACCTGGGTGGTCTCCACGTCCGGGACCGTCGGAGCGGACATTCGGTTCGGCGAGATGCCGATGACATTCGAGCAGCTCTTCTGGCAGGTGTTCGGCAAGGTCGGGTACTCCAAGGACGATCTGGAACCGAGTCTCGTCTACATCTTCGAGCTCTGCTCGTCGCGCAACAAGGTCGTCGTCAACCACAAGTTTGACACTCTTCCGCTTCTGGCCGTGCGCGACAAAGCGACCATGGCCGAGATGCCTTTGGAAGGCTTCAGCGGGACATTCCAAGTCGCGCAACCCTGGACCTACCTCCGATCTCTGGACAAGATCCTCGAGTGCGCGTCCACACTCAAGGGCTCAGAGCACGAAGGCTTTGTCATCGTGGACAAGCACGGTAGCCGACTGAAGGTCAAGGGCGAGTCGTACGTCCGCATGCACCAGGTCAAGGGCAATGGCGACCCGAGTTTCTTCGAGCTTTGGAAGGCCGATGATCTCGAAGAGTTCTTGACTTACTTTCCGGAGTATCGCAAGGAGTTCGACCTGCGGGTCTCTCAGATCGCCGTGATCGGCCACTGGGTCGAAGACTTCGTGCGGCTCTACCGAGAGCTGAACCAGAAGGAGTTCGCTATGCAGGTCATGGAGCACCATAAAGCTGTGAGCGGCGCCATGTTCGGTATCAGAGCTGGCAAATACTCGAGCTTCTCCGAGTGGCTCTCCGAGCAGACAGAGAAGAAGTACCAGGAGATCGCAGTCCTATGAACAACGAGATTAACGTGCCTGACCCGTGGGGCGTGACAGTTACCGAGAACAATATCGGGGAGCCGCTTAAATTGACTTGCCCGAATACGTTCACGATCGCGGGATCTCAAATCGAAATTCCGAAGACCGCCGGTTGCTGGAGGATCAACGGGAACTTTCACGTCCACGTGGCTAAGCGCCCTAATCGCCTCAGCCGCCTGATGACCAGATTCTTGCTTGGCTGGGAGTGGATGGACACATGACCACTATCCGCTTCATCGGTGATGTCCACGGCAAGTGGACTCGCTACAAGAAGCTCATCAAGGATGTCCCTCGCTCGATCCAAGTGGGCGACCTCGGCATAGGGTTCTACAACCCTCGTACCGAAATCTACTCCCGCCCGCCTTTTGACGCCATGTCCAAGGGCGACCACAAGTTCATCCGAGGCAACCATGATAACCCCTCGCAGTGCCGTTCTCATCAGTGTTGGATCCCTGACGGTGCGTTGGTTGACGATTCCGTGTTCTGTGTTGGCGGTGCTCTGTCGATTGACAAGCATCTTCGCACGGAGGGCTGGGACTGGTGGGCCGACGAAGAGCTCAGCTACTCGGAGTTTCTCACGCTCATGGACGCTTACGAGGAGGCTCGTCCGAAGGTCGTTGTCTCCCACGAGTGCCCCGAGACCATGGTGAACCACGTCCTTAGCGTGAAGAACAAGTACAAGTACGACATCCCCAGCGTCACACGGCAGTTCTTCGACAACCTGCTCTACGTGCACAAGCCAGAGCTCTGGATCCACGGGCACTGGCACTTCGATCACCACACCGTGTTCGACGGGGTCGAGTTCATCGGCCTCGGAGAGCTATCCTACGTCGACCTCGACATCTGATGGACACGATCAACAAGGCCCGCATCGCGGCTGAGAGGTACCAGATGACCAAGAAGCAGCAGCTCTGGGGTTTCGTCTACAAGTGCGCCTACGATCGATGGGCGGCTTCCGGGTTTACTTCTGAGGGTGATTATGCTACAATGGTTATGGCCCTTGGCTTAGGAGATCGGTTCTGGGAATGAGCTTCTTCCTTCTTTGGATTGCTTCGGCCTTCTCGGCTGCATTCCTCAACCACCTGCTAGTCCACAACAACCCACAAGACTAATGCGAAACGACGAGTCTAGCGCGATCATCATCGGCCTGCTTGGTGCCATCGTCGTCGGCGGCTTGGCTTTCGGCTTGCCACAGTACGGCGTGTACACCAAGACCCTCAGCGGTAAAGCTCAGCTCCAGGAGGCCGAGTTCACCCGTCAAGTGGCCGTGCTCGAGGCCAAGGCCAAGCTCGACTCTGCCAAAGAGCTTGCTCAGGCCGAGGTCGAACGTGCCAAAGGTGTCGCTCAGGCCAACCAGATCATCGGCGATAGCCTCAAGGGCAACCGCGACTACCTGTCATATCTTTGGATCACGGGCCTTGAAGAGGGTAACAAGAATGGTAACAAGACCGTGTACATGATCCCAAGCCAAGGAAGCATCCCTGCTCCAGTCTTCAACGTAGACAAATGAGCGAAGTTCAAATCATCGCTCCACCTGGCTACACTCAGCAGGAGCTCGAGAAACTGCTCGAGCAGCACCTGAGCAACGCTATCCTCGATTCGCTCATCTCGTACCTGAAGAAGACCGCGGACATCATGGACGAAGCTGGGCTCGAGCACATGACGTCCGACGATCTTCGCCGCATCGCCCTCGAGATGGCGACCACATTGCAGTAGAGTTGTTTACGGTTGCTCGGCTCGGGTATAGAATGAACATATAGGACCACAAAGGAGGTCAATGACAGGCTACATCTTCGAGCTCTACGAAGACGGGACTCTGGGCGGCTCAGGCGGCCGCTCGGTCCACGTCGTCCGCGTTAGGGATCCTTTCGGTGAGTACATCGGGGAGGTAAGAAGCCTTTCGGCCGAAGACTCCCTGATGCTTGCTCTTCGACTGAAGAAGGGAGACAAGGGGCGCTACGCGACCGACCACGGACTGTGCGCATGAGAGACATTATGATCACTCAAGAAGAGCTGGACAGAGTCCAGCAGCTCCACGACCTGATCCAAGACAATGGTCTCACGGTCATGCGAACCGAAGAGCTCGAGGAGTGGACCGAACTCTTTGCCAAAAGTCTAAGTGGCAAAGGTGACCAGTTCCCGGATTGATTCACTTTGCTCCTTAATGGCTCCTTTATAGTTTATGATGGACCCATGGAAAACCAACTCCAACAGCAAGGTGTCCTTCTAGCCGATCACAAGCTCGACGACAAATCCGTCGTGGTCATCGGTGACATCCATGGTTGCGCTGACGCTCTTCGTCAGATACTAGCCCAGGTTTATGGTACTAGATGCACGCTGGTCTTCACTGGCGACTTGATCGACCGAGGTGACGACAGTGACGTTGTGCTTCGCACGGTGCGCGCTATCCACGAGAAGCCCAAGTCGTACGGGCTCAAAGCTGTGCACGTAGTCCGCGGCAACCACGAGCAGATGGCACTGGACGCTTACAAGGAGTCCAAAGACGAACACGTCCAGGGCAATCCGTTCCGGCTGGCCAAAGGCAAATACCAGCTCTGGAAGCAGAATGGCGGCACGAAGGAGAACTTCGACTTCATGACCGATACCGACATGTGGTCATGGCTGGAGACTCTTCCGCTCTACTACGAGCATCCTTCTGAGATCGAGTGGGAGCACGACGAGCCTCGAAAGCTTCTCGTGAGCCACGCTTCGGTCGAGTCCGGGGTCCCGCTTGACGAGCAAGATCCAGAGGTTCTGATCTGGGATCGCCATGTCGAAGGCTACGGCAAAGACTATCTGACAGTGCACGGGCACACGATCTGCCGCAACGGAGAGCCAGTGGTCTACGAGACGAAGACCGGAGACGTGCTAAGGATCGATACGGGCTCTTTCTTCACTGGCATCATCACCGGTATCGCTCTCAGAGAAACCACTTGATCAGCCGGTACAAGCCAGGTTTGCTTAAGTCAGACTCGGATAGAATTGGAATGGCATAAAGGAACAAGATGACCGCCGCGTATGTCATGATCGGGGCCCCGGGCTCTGGCAAGACCACACGTGCTAGAGTCCTGGCTGACGTAGTCGGGGCTCTTGTCGTTTCGACCGACACGATCCGAGAGGAGCTCTACGGGTCGGAGAGGATCCAGGGCGACTGGGCGGAGATCAAGAAGGTCCTAGAACGCAAGGTCAGCACTAACGTAGGTAACCCCGTTATCTTAGACGCGACCCACTACAGGACCTCCTACCGCCGCGAGGCGATCAACCTGTTACGACGCTCCGGGTACGAGACCGTGATCGGGGTGGTCGTCGACGCCACTCTTGAAGAGTGCTTGGCCCGCAACTCGGCTCGGGACCGCGAGGTGCCAGACCACGTGGTGGAGAACATGTGGTGCATCCTGAAATCCCAGCTCTCGTCTATCGACAAAGAGGGCTTCACCGCCACGATACGCATCTGATGGAAACTTTGATCATCGGCGACGTGCACTCGCAAGCGCGCCCGCTGGAGAAAGCTCTAGAGTACGCGGCTCAGATCCCGGACTGCCTCGTCATCCTCCTCGGTGACCTGTTCGACTCACGCTGTAACACGTCCGAGACCGCTGAGGTCTACGGCCTAGTGCGCACCTTCCAGGACGCGTTCGGGGCCGTGGTCATCCATTCGAACCACCAGGACAAGCTCCTCCGGTTCTACAAGGGCAACCCGGTCGATCTGGTTAAGACGCCAGGGCTGGCACGCACGATCAAGGAGTTCGACGATACGAACATCGACCGCGAGGAGATCCGGACCTGGCTGTCCAAAGCTTACTACGGCTACATCTTCAAAGATTCTCGCTTGAGAGAGTACAGAGCGGCTCACGCCTATTTCCCTAGCTGGATCGGCGGGGAGATCAACGAAGCCATGGCACGACCTGTGCTCTACGAGGACACTAACTCCAAGGCTCGCGGCATGATGCTCTACGGCAAGATCGACCACGCGACCGGGCAGCGCGTTCGTTGGTGGGAAACCGACAAGACTTTCCCGTGGACACGCGTTGCTGGCCACTACCACTGCGTACACATCAGCGACTCTTCGATCGTACTCGATGGCTCTTGCGGCAACGAGGGCGGGCGCCTGCCTGTCTACAGAATCGAAGACCGGCAGTTGATCTACTTCTGATCTAGATTGGTAAAATCAATCCGTGAAGCCTCCTGTGGAGTTCATGGATACAACGCAGATCATCTACCCCACGGAGCGACTGCTGGCCAACCCGAAGATCTTCATGGCTATCGCCAAGATCCTTGATGGTCCGGACTGGGAGACTCTTGCTGGCGCCTTCTACGACCTGATCGAGATTCGCATTCTCGAAGCGGACTGCGAGGAAGATGCCGAGTTCGGATCTCCCGAGGTGTGCTTTCGATTGAAGCCCGAGGACGAGCGGGTGGTCCAGGTGATCCTCCAGAATGGCAATGCCATCGAGCTTCACCCAAGTGAGGACGAGCAATACTACTCCTCGATCAAGACTGAGGAAGAGTTCGCGATCACCTCGACGATCAACGCTCGCCTGATCCGCGCGATCGAGGAGGCCGCTCCCGAGGTTGCTGGAGACATCGCGCTCTGCGAGCCTCCGACTCCCGCTAACGAGTTCCTCCGCGACTCAGAGAACGACTGCTTCTCCGGCCAGTTCCACCTCCTCTCGGATCCCGAGAAGCTTTTCGATTTCAGGGTCGAAGTGGTAGACCTCAACGCGGACCAGCTCAAAGCATCAGTACGACGCGTGAAGTGAAACGAAGCAAATTCGATGTCGGAAACCAACCCGCCCCTCTCGAGTTCCTACGCAAGAGAGTGGCTCATCCAAGAGTCTCTCCCGACCGAATGGCACATCCTTGTCTCAGCCATCCTGCTAAATCAGAGCCGCAGGACAGAGGCCTGGGACATCTGCTTAGAAAGTTTGTTCGAAAGATGGCCGATCGCCGCAGAGCTCGCGTCTTCAGATTCCTCGCTTGAGGAACTACTGAAGCCTCACGGTTTCTCGAACGTCAAGGCCAAGCGGCTCAGAAAGATGTCGGAGCAGTACATTGAATGGGATCGAAAAGATCCCCGAAGCCTCTACGGTTGTGGGCAATACGCCTTCGACTCGTGGAGGATTTTCGTTAAGGGGCACAGGCCACTTCCCGACGAGGTCAACGACGGAGCCCTCAAAGGCTTTCTTGTCAGGTACCACCGCCATGGATGGCGAATTGGACAACCGTTGCCGAGCGTTCTGGGAGACAGCCAGAAGCTTAGGAAAAGAGAGGCAGTACGAGACCCGTTACCGCGTAGCTCGTCAGCAGGGGCTTTGTCGACGCGAAGCGATAGAGGTTGCGGCTTGGAATCTAAATCTACCGGGGCGTCCTTGGTAGCATAATACACCAAACAGGAACCAACTCTGATGCACCACTGGATCGACTACGAGCTTAACCGCCTCAACACTCAGAAGGATGAGATGGTGGCGGACATCAAGAAGCTCGAGAACTCGTTCAACCTCTGGGTGCAGAAGCTCGAAGAGCACATGGGCAAGATGACGATCGCGGCCGACAAGATCGGGCAAGGTCTAGACGCCTACAAAGCCAAAGTCGAGCGGGCTGCGACGACTGAGAATCGAAAGCTCCAGAGGCGCATCCAGGAGCTAGAGGCCGAGCTCGAGAAGGCCAATGCCACGGCAGCCAAGACCACGGTGACGACCGAGGCCGTGAAGAAAGCCCGCACAGTGGCGATCTTCGATTCGATCCTCTTCAACATATCTAACTGGTCGAAGCAGGGCGATACTGCTCCCGACTTCGAGTTGATATCTCAGGCGATCCTCTTCCCGTCTGTCTACGAAAGGGTCATGAGCGGCGAGGAGGCCTATATCCTCGAGGAGGTACCTCCGAGCGCGGTAGAAGTCGTCAAGCGCGGGCGCCACTACGTCAAAGCGTTCCGCGAGGAGTGCAAACTATCGCTTGTCGAACCTGGTACTTGGGACAAGTACGTCCCCATCGTTCGGGAGTGGTGGGTCAATGACGGCCTCCCGCTCCTGTATGGTGCCAGAGACGAGGCTTGGGAAGAAGATTCACCTTACACTCTTGCTGAAATGATAGCCTGGCGGGACTTCCCTGCTAACCGGGCTCTCAGCTTCCCTCTGGTGTTCGACGCAATGGAGAACATCGAGAGGTACAGAGATGACGTCAGGGAGGGAAGTGGCATCCCAGAGCTCAACAAACAGGCCATAACTACTCGTCTGGAGGCGGACCTTGACTAGCAACATCCGGGGACTCGAGGAGTGGGCTGAAGAGACCAACTCCAACCAGAAGAAACTGGGGCAGCTCAAGATGAAAGCCGGAATCGGCATCGTGAGCGCGCTCGAGAACTGGTACTCTCAGTGGAAAGCGACTAAGAGTCGACGAGCCAGAGACGAGTACATGAAGTGGAGGCTTCGATTACACCGGAAGTGGAACGAGCGTCGAGAGTTCCTCGAAGAGCTTGACGACAACTTTGATATCGGGTTGTTCGATGGCGACATAGGTAAAACCCTCTGGGACATCCCACCTGAAGACAAGGTCAACCTGTCATCTGGCTACAACTGGAGACGCGACTCCGGAAATGCGCTTAAAGGACGACGCCGTGAGCCATCCGATTTGCCAGATCTGGTTCAGTGAGCATGTCTCCCAGTACCGCTGGGTCCTCAATTGCGGTGCTGCGGTGGACGAAATCTTCGCCGGCAATGCAGAGTCTCTCGAGCAAGCGATGAGAGACATCGACATCTGCCGAGGAATCTTTGAGAAGAGCCGAAGTATTCACTAGCTCTCCTCGAGGCATAATACCTCAGACAGGACCCCTTCCATGGACTACCGCGACTCAGCCGTCGACCGCATTCACTACCTTGTGAGCCGTGCCGACGAGCTTTTTGCTAATTCGATGGAGATCGAAGGCGAGATTCTTCTTGAGCAGGCTTTCGAGATCGCGGAAGAGCTCCGCGAGGGCAAAGGGTCCTACGGGCTCCTCACGGTTTACAACTGACCGTCGAGGCTATAATCAAGGCAAACACAACCTATCAGATGGCAACGTCTATGAAGCTGAACGAGCAAGGCTATCCTGTACTCGAGGGTGACCTCCACAAAAAGCTCTTCGGTTCCGCAAGCCGCCCCGCGCCCAAGAGCTCCACGCTCGAACGGTCGAGGCGGCTTCTTAGTAGGTTCGAGATCCCTGTCCCGGTAGACTACCCGGACAATCTCTACGACGGAGACCTGCCCTTTCCGGAACTGCAGGGCGATGGCATCGAAGGGCACTTCGAACTCATGGCCGGGGAATTTGTTGATCGCTACATCGAGCTAGCGAATGAGTTCTCTCAAGCCAGTCTTCCAGCTGTTCCAAGCTACGACGACTTCGTGTTCCAACCTGGCTGGACCCGCTACACCAAGCAGGGCAACAACTGGGTGACTGAGTCGGTGCCTCACCCGCTTGAGAGCGCCTTCACGTACGATACCGAGACCTTCGTGGTCAACGGAGCCTTTCCGGTCATCGGCACCTGCCTTTCGTCTGAAGCAGCGTATGTCTGGCTGGCCGCTGAGATGTGCGATCCGCTCATTCCGCATGACAAGTGGACTCAGTACGGGCTCATCCCGCTCGGTGACGACAACTTCGTGGTCGGCCACAACATCTCCTACGACCGAGTGCGCGCTCGCGATGGCTACACTCTGGAGCGAACTGAGCCCGAGAACTTCTACTTCGACACGCTCTCGGCGCACATCGCCGTGTCTGGCCTGGCATCAGGGCAACGCTGGCTCTACGTGCTCTCGGGCAAGGACCCAGAGGATCTGACCGAAGAGGAGAAGAAGAAGCTCCGCTTCCGCCCGCGCTGGGCCGACGAAGGCTCGACCAACGCTCTGGTCAACGTCTACAACTTCCACGTTGCGGCGGTTCGAGAGTATTTCGGCAAGGAGGTCCACCGCATGCGGGACGCCGACAAAGAGATCCGAGACGTCTTCGTGAAGGCGACGGAGATCCACCAGTTGGCTCAGCGGCGCGACCTACTCGACTACGCGATGAAAGACGCGTTCTACACCACCGAGTTGTTCCAAGCTCTCTGGCCGAAGTACCTCGACGCTACTCCCTCGAAGGTCGGGCTTGCCGGCCACTACTTCCTCAATGGCTCGCGCATTCCTGTCTCGACCGACTGGACCAAGTGGATCGCGCAGGTCGAGAAGGTCTTCGAGAACCACAACCGCGAGATGACCGACATCTGCCACAAGCTGGTCGAGCGGTACGTCGCCGAGTGGAACAAGGAGTTTGATAAGGATCTTCTCGAGGCGCAGAAGCTCTTCGATACGGACCCTGAGACCGCTATCGCTCTGGCTGGCCTTGGCGGCAAGAAGACCGTGAAGTTCACTGACGTTCTTCGTGGCTTCGATAAGCAGGGTCATGCCTGGAGGCACAACTCCGACGCCTGGGTAGCCGCTGACCCGTGGCTCTCACAGCTCAGCTGGACTCCTCGTGGTTACACCGGCAAGTACGCATTCAAGCCGAAGTGGGCCTCCGAGCTTCTCACTAGCCCTGACGAGAGAATCACCACTAAGTCAAAGCTTTCCAATCTGCTCCTCAAGCTCAAGTGGGAGGGCAGCCCGGTGATCAACACCAAAGAGCTTGGCTGGTGCTTCACAGACGAGGACGGCAAGGTCCAGCGGATCCCTCATCCCAAGGGCAATGGCAATAACGTGGGCCAACTGCTGTCGAAAGACTTTACCATGGACATGGAAGTAGGGCGGCTTAGCAGCGAATTGCCAGACGCTAAGCGCGCTCTGGAGATCGCGAATGCCGCCTCTTACTGGACGTCTGTGCGCAAGCGTGTCATGGACCGCATCTTCCTGGAGGTTGACAACCCGTATGGCAACCACTGGAACATGATGATGCCCGAGATCATCGCTCATGGGACCGTGACTCGGCGAACTGTCGAGTCGTTGATGGTCACCATGTGCTCCACGAAGTCCCATCGCATCGGCACCGAGCTGAAGTCCAGGATCCAATGTCCGCCGGGCTGGAAAATCGTCGGGGCTGACTTCGACGGCCAGGAGCTTCAGATCGCCAGCATCTATGCGGACGCTTGGGAGGGCGGGTTCATCGGGGCATCTCCGATGGCGCACACGGTGCTTTCCGGCTCAAAAGAGAAGGGCACCGATGCTCACACCAAGCTCGCTAAGGCGATCAACATCGACCGCGACACGGCCAAGGGTGTCGGTTTCGCTATGCTCTATGGCGCAGGGGTCCGGACCATCGCCGGGACGATCCAGAAAAAGTTCAAGGACCGCGGCACAAACGAGCTTCGCCAGTATGGTAACCGAGCTTTGGCCTTCAAGAAGGGCCAGAAGAGCCCGGATGGCTACTACGAGGGCGGCAGCGACAGCGGCTGCTACAACTACATGGAGGGCATCGCACTTCGAACTAAGGTGCCGCAGCTCCCCTGTCTCGGAACGAAGATCTCCACAGCGCTTCGCCCAGCGGCTGTTGGCGACGACTTCCACACCGGCCGCATCAACTGGACCATCCAGTCCTCCGGCGCCGAGATGCTCGCTGTGATCCTGACGGCGTCCCACTGGCTGGCTCGTCGGTTCAAGATCTCCGCGCAGTTCATCCTGTCGATCCACGACGAGACGTGGTTCATGGTCCCCGAGAAGCAGGCTGAAGCTTTCTCGGTGGCGTTCCAGATGGCCCACCTGTACTCGTGGGCGAGGTTCCAAGCGGGCGTCGGCATGTGCGACGTGCCCCTGAGCCGAGCGTTCTTCTCCTCCGTGGCGATCGACGACCGGCTCCGCAAGTCTGTCCACGAGAGCACCAAGACCCCGTCCCAGTGGGACGACGAGCCAGATGGCGAGGAGTTCTCGATGAAGCAGATGGCCGAGCTCGGCTGGGTGAAGAAGCTCGAGACAAGGTACTCTATGGTGCAGCGAGGACTGCTTTGATGAAATTAGAACGAGCCCTCGATGCCCTGTACCGAGGACGATGCAACCTGGTTCAGGCCTGCAATCTTGCGGAGATTGACCAGGACCCGATGAAACGACTACTTCTGGACAAAGTACGATGTACCCCGTCCCACCTTATCTAACTCACCCTTGACCTCCGAGGACACCACCGATGAGCAAAAAGAAAGCCCAGTTCTACAATCTCGATCTCCTGTCGAGGAGCAGGCCTTACGCAACGATCAACTTTTTTGACCACAAGGAGCGGCGCATGCTCAGCTCCGTGGACGTGGTACTAAATCTGGAGTACTACGACGAGGACTCCGTCTGGGCTTTCGTCACATCCAGATAGGACTACCATGCCAACCGACCGCTATAATGGAACCGTGAAGAATCCCAACATGCTCATCATCGTCTCTGGCCCGGACCGCGTCGGCAAGTCTACTCTGATCGATGCCATGATGAAGGAACTCGATGGCGATTGCTACGTGGCACACCACGGCCCGCCGCCGAGCAACCAGAAAAACATCTTCGATTTCTACCGCGAAGACATCGCCAAGTGGGGCCTTCGAGAGACCCACGCGATCTTCGATCGGGCCTATCCCTGCAGCTACATTTTAGAGCAGCATCGCCGGCACAACGCTGGCCACTTTGAAGACGTTATCGACTTCGAGATCGAGCTAGCGGATCAGGTCGAGAACGTGGTTCACCTCGCGGTTCTCCGCCCCTGGCACTGGTCGGCTCCTCTCCATGTGCAAGAACTTCGAGAGCTCTTCCCAGACGCTTCTCCCTGGTTCATCCGCGACGAGTACATCGCGCGGATGCAGGAGCACGAGCTGTACACCCAGCAACTGCTGAACTTCTACGAGAACATCACGATGTTCCCCAACGTACAGCTTCACGATAAGCAGACAAACGCTCGAGCCGCACTGGCTCTTTGCCTTCAAGCTCTCAAACGCACATGCCGTTCCCAATGATGAGAGACCCGGACGCTATGCTAGCGTACGCTATGGATTGGCTCCATGACGCCAACGATCGGTGGGACATGGGCCACAGGTCTCAAGCCGCCGAGAGTCTGAGATCAGCCGCTCAGATCTACGTGCAGATGCCGCAGGGCTACAATAGCCCTGAGTTCGAAGAACTCTACGAGAAAACCAACAAGAAAATCTACGGAGGAGTATGACCCGCGGTCACGTTCTGAACTTCGAAGACCGAGCCCTTCTTTCGTCCAATTGGGATTCGATCTACTCGCAGTACCTGGAACTGCTTCTGGATCATGGGGATATTTTTGAGGGCCGCAACGGGGAGACCCGTTCCGCTTTCGGCTGTTCTGTTCGGGCCGACTTGCGAGTCGGTTTCCCTCTCACCCGCCTTCGGAAGCTTCCCTGGAAGAACATCTGCCGCGAGTTCCTGTTCGACATTGGGTTCAGCACCAATGTCGAGGCTCTCGGTCCCGCCAAGCACTTCTGGGACTTCCTTGCCGACGAGAACGGAGAACTCGGCGCGTCCGCGTATTGCCGCCAGTGGCGACAGTGGCCGCCGTCTGCTCCTGGAATGGAGATGCCCAACGAGACTCTCGTCACCGACCGTTCTGTCGACCAGTTTCTCGACGTGATCGTTCGGCTTATCGAAAGCCCGAACTCCAGGCAGGCTACGATTATCACGCACAACCCGACAGCTGTCAATCCCGCATGCCCTCCGTGCCACATCGCGATGCAGTTCAGTCCCGCCAAGGACAACTGGCTCGACGTCATGGTTCCCGCTCGGTCCAACGACATGGTCGTGGGCTTCCCGCTCGATATCGCGCGCTACTCGATCATCCTGAAGGTCGTAGCGGCAGCCACTGGTAAGACCGCTCGGTATGTCTACATGCCAAGTGCCAATTCGCACATCTACAAGAACTGCTATGATACCGTCAGGGACATGATCTTGCTCCCGCATCGCGACGAGTGCAACATGGCCTTGTCCGCTGAGTGGTTGAAACGGCTGAACCCGAAAAGTCTCACGATTGATGATCTTGAGCTCCACGATTACAACCCGCACCCGGCCATCAAGGTCAGTGTGAACTAGGGTAAAAAGTTACTACGAGAAGCAACCTCAAAACAATCATGGAAGAAACTTCGAAGCCCGGCGTCCGCGTGATGCGGAAATCTCCAGAAGAATTGGCTCAAGGGATGGAAGTCCAATCTTCCTACCAAGCGGCCGACAACACGTTCTACGCCACTCTTTCGGATGGCCGCGACGTTGTCCTTCGCGAGATGACCGCTAGCGATCTGCTCTTCGTAGAGAAGCTCAATAGCGCTGGCGACATGGAGCGCTCTCTGAAGCTTGCTGCACGGCTCTCTACCGGCAGCGGCAAGATCACCTTCGACGAGCTGCAGAAGCTCAAGATGCGTGATCTCCGCAAGGTGACCGACCTGCTTGCCAAAGCCGGCGGCACTGACGAGAACGAGGACCCAAACGACTGACCGTCGTCCCGCGAGAGGATTTCACCTACGAGATCACCTTCGCGAATGGCACGACGATCACCCTCAGAGAGCTGACTCCGAAGGACTTCTACTTCTTCAGCCTCGTAGAAAACGACTTCCCGGACATAACCACTAACCACCTCGTGATCCTCATCATCATGAGGCTTAGTGGCCTGACCGAGAGCGACCTAGAGAAGATACCGTCTAGATACGTCGAGCCTCTAGCCAGTTGGTTGGGGCCGAACATCTTGGAAGAGAAAGTCATGAAAGTCGAGCAGTGGCTCGAGATGGCTTTTCACTTCTGCAAACAACGATGGGATGCTTCGATCGACTGGTTGGAAGAACAACCGGTATCCAAGATCCTCCTCATGGCGAAGATCCTTTCGGACTTCGTAGAAAAGCAGAACGAGGAGAATAAGCGCGCAGCGCGGAGAAAGAAATGATCTCGTTCCGAGGTTCATTCTCTACTTTCAACGAGAACTGGTGGGCCAACTCCAAGAACGAGATGGCGCAGATTCTTCTCCAGGACAACCGTCTTGCTTGGACCCAAGAGCAAGATCCGCAGGAGGGTACGAAGTGGTCTCCTCTGTCACCTAACTACGCGCAGTGGAAGTCCAGGCGCGCTCCTGGCATGCCGATCCTTCGTCTCACCGGACGGATGCAAGACAACACTCGTATCCGCCCGGCCGGGGCACCTGGGCTCTTCAACGCGACAATGGGCGCGAACTACGGTCGCTACCACATGTTCGGAACTTCTAAGATGCCCGCTAGGCCATGGCTCGGAGTCCCGATGATGTCTATGCCGAGGATAACTGAGGCCGCTGCTAAGGCCATCAACCGGGGATTGATTCAGAGGTTCTAATGGCCGGAAAGACAAGAGTTTGGAAAACTGGCGACAGCTGGAACAAGCTCGGTTACGCTTACTACGGAGACTCTCGGGAGTTTCGCACTCTGCTTGAGCTCAACGAGAGCTATGATATTCGAACGACGCCCGCACAAGGTGTCGCTATCTTCGTGTCCGGGCCCGACGGGGTTCTGGGTAAGACACCATCGAGCGCTTCTACCGGTACTCCGGGCACTCTCAATCAGTTGAGTACTGCTCTCAACCTGAATGGAGCTAACCCGAACCCGGAAATCCAGGACATTGCAAGCGCTATCTTCCCGTGGGAGACCCTGGATGCCTTTACTCAGAGGCTTTCGAGGTACAACGCCGGTGCTCTTCTAGAAAAGAACCGGTTCAACGGGTTCAGTCTGGACTCGCCTCAGGCAAGTTCCGACTCACAACGTGGTTGATGGGCCCCTACGGGGACCACGAGCAGATTGTCCGAAGCTGCTAGTCCCATCAACATCAAAGAAGGAGTTAAACTCTAAATGGCTACTATCTCGCTTGGTGGCGCCCGTGGCGGTGCTCCGGGTACTTTCATCTACGAGTCCGCGATTGCTTCTCGCGCCTCGGTAGCTAGCTTCAACACGGTCTACATGCTGGTTGAGGCCCCTCAATCCGCTTCCGTGGCCGTCTTCCCGTTCAACCGCCCCATCTTTGTGGGCAGCCTGAACGAGTATGAGAACCTGATCGGTGGCGCGCCTTCCGAAGGCCGTGCCGAACTCGACTCGTACTATGCTGTGAAGGCCTTCTTCCAGCAGTGCACTGTGGGCGACCTCCGCGTTGTGCGCGTTGGTACTCCCTCCAATATCGTCCAGGTGGCCTTCGATCCGTCGGCCAACAAGGACAACGGCGTCACCGCTCCTAGCCCTCTCCAGACAGGCGATCGCGTCTACATCAAGCTGGAGATCAACGGCATCCCTCTCGGCGTGAAGAACTCTTCCGGCGTGTGGCTGGGTGTTCCCGTCGAGATCCCCGTGGACTACGTGTCCGGTGACCTGACGAACAACGTCAAGATCTCTGAGGCCATCCGCGATGCGGTGTCCGACGCGATCAACGCTAATAGCGACATCACCGCTGGCGTGTACGTCCGCCAGGAAGGTGTTGGTACCGCTGGTTGCGATGAGTGCGCATACCTCTACCTGACCGGCCGCGTGTTCAACGCACCTGTCGAGGTGGTGAACTCCAACGAGATCGTTGGTTCCCTGTACATCCTTGCTGCCGCTGGCTACGCAATCGCCAACGTCACCGAGAGCGACGAGACTGTCTTCGACTACATCCAGTGCGTTCGCACCGCTTTCGAAGAGCCTCGCCTGCCCCAGGGCTACATGATCGCTCCTCCGGCTTTCCGCAAGTTCGGTAAGTCAAGCCGCGTGAACCTCGGCCAGACGATGGAAGAGGTTTGCTCCGATCAGAACCACAAGTGGATGGCTCTGGTGGACTGCGGTCCGTTCAACGTGACGGACATCGTGATCTACCGCGACTTCACGCCCGCGAATCCCTCCAACGGCTTCGAGCCCGGCGAGCTGTATCTCGTGGACAACGTGATCTACGAGTGGACCGATACGACTCCTCTGCTCTTCACGTCCGCCAACTACGACGCCACCAACGCCGCTAACTCGGCTAACGTCGCTCTGAACGACGGTGAGCGTCTTGCCATGAAGGACGACCAGCGCATCCGCGTGGATGTCGGTCTGAACACGGCGACTGACGTGATGACTCTGGCCGAAGAGTGGCCCGTGGATGCCCTGCCTTCCGGCACCATCGTGAGCGTGGAGCTGTTCGAGAACGATCCGCTGCCCACCGCTCCTCTCTACAGCGATACCGCTACCGGCATCACTAACGAGCCCCTTCTCGGTTCGTTCTATGTGATCGCGAGCGACATCGACAACACTCTGGCTCCTAACCAGATCCGCCTGGCTACCAGCACTTCTCGCGCTTCTATCAACGAAGCCGTGAACTTCACCACCGCTGGCACCCCTCAAGGCGGTGGCATGCTGGTTCTCTACTATTCCACTCCTGCTTGGGAGTTCAACGTAGAGATCAAGGGCAAGATCTCGAGCCTGCTGGAGGCCAACGGTGGCGTGAACACCGTGTCCTTCAACACTCTGCACCTGCCCGGCACCCTGCAGAAGCCTACGACCCAGCACGACTATAAGGGTCTGGTCCGTCAGCTGTCTGACCCCTCTCTGGCAATCCTGAGCGGCGGCCTGACTCTGAAGTACTTCAATGCTTCCGACGTCAACACTGGCACCGACGAGATCACGGTTATCGGTCACGGTTATAGCACCGGCGACGCGATCAATTACTACCTGCTGCCTTCTGACGGCGCTGCTAGCCCGACTAACCTGACGTCCGGCACGCAGTACTTTGTTATCCGGATCGACGATAACACGATCCAGCTGGCCACCTCGCTGGCCAATGCCAACTCCGGTACGAACATCTCCATCCCCGGCGCTGGTACCGACTCTGCCACTGTGCTGAACCCTCAGGGCGCTCCCGCTCAGTCTATTCTGACGACCGGCCGCGACTGCATGGTGTTCTCCTCCGAGCACCCCGTTGTTACCGCTGACAAGCTGTACTTCGATGGCAGCATTGTGACCGCCACCGAGACGATCTTCCGCGGCACGACCCCGACCTCCACCACTGTGTACTTCGCTCAGAAGGTGGACCGGAACTTCTTCCGTCTCGCTCGTTCGGCTTCCGACCTGGCTTCTAACGCCTTCGCTGACTTCCCAACTTCCGCGATCATCACCACAGCTGCTCGTCGCTTCTACAAGAAGCTCTCGACTGCAGTGGACGGCGGCCAGTTCAGTGACTCCGGCGTGCTGCGCTACATCCGTGGCCGCAAGTACCAGCTGGACGTGACTCTCGCGGTGGCCGGCGTGCGCGACGAGGCTAACGTTGCCATCCAGAACGGTGTGAACGACCCTTACGGCGTTGCCTACACCGCTGACATCAGCACCGACCTGCGCCTGTCCTACGGTTCTGCTCCGGTTGGCGTTCCTGTCTGGCAGGTCGCAGCCGCTGACGTGGACGTGGTGACCAATGAGGTGACCATCGCTTCTCACGGTTACCTGACCGGCGACGAGGTGAGCGTCAACACCGCTACCAACGCCACTCTGGCCGGTGGTCTGGAAGATACGGGGATCTACTTCGTGATCGTGGTCGACCCCAACACCATCCAGTTCGCCGAGACCGCCGCAGACGCGGTTGCTGGTACAGAGATCGACATCATCAGCGCTGGTGTGAACAACGCTGGCGGTGTGGAGTTCCTCGTGACGAGCATCTCCAACCCCTACACCTGGCAGTACACCGAAGACGACTTTGCTCGTCCTCTCAACCCTGCTCAGGACTTCGCTGGCGAGAACAACTTCTACTGCGTGCCTCTAAGCTATGGTGATCAGGCCAACACCTCGGCTACCGGCGTGTATGCTCATCCCGTGCTTCAGATCGGCCAAGGCTACACCACCCTGTACGGCGGCTACGTGGACATCGAGTTCCTCGAGCCTGAAGTTGACGTCCCCAACAACCTGTGGAACTTCGACGCCATCACCGCTGGTGATCTGGTGAACGAGGCTCTGCGTGGCGTGAACAACGGCGGCACTCCTCAGATGCGGGTCATCGAAGCTGGTATCAACAACCACGCTCGACTGCTCAACGAGGCCACCTCCTACAGCACGACTCAGGGCTTCCTGGCCTACTACGCTCCATACATCAAGAACGACGTTGGTCTCTTCATCCAGCCCTCTTCGTTCGTCACTGGCCTGGCAATTCGCCGCTACCGCGATTCCGCCGCTGGCTTCCGCCTGCCTCCCGCTGGTGCGAAGTACAACTTGGCCGGAGCACGTGGTTGCGAGATCGCCATCACCAACGCTCAGCAGGAGATCAGCAACCCGCAAGGCCTCAATGCCCTGCGTCAGCTGCCTGGCTACAGCACGGTAGATGCAGACACCGGTGAGGTGTTCGGCCCCGTGTTTGTCTGGGGTTCCCGTACTCGCGTGAACCGTGGCAATTCCGAACAGGCCCTGTACCAGTTCGTGAACACTCGTGTGATCCTCAACGTGATCTACGGCACGCTGCGTCAGGCCTTCGATGGCCAGATCTTCAGCGTGATCGACGGTCGCGCCGTGACCTTCAACCAGATCCGTGCCATCGCCGACAACACCCTGTACGAGTTCTTCTACGTGCCCGGTGCTCTGTTCGGTGCTACTCCTTCCGAAGCCTACCAGGTGGTCTGCGACGAGCGGAACAACCTCGGCGGTGCTCTGGAGAATGGCTACGTGAACGTGAAGGTGTTCGTGGTGCCAGTTCCCACCCTCGAGCGCATCGAGGTGGATCTGGTCCGCGTCGGTATCGGTGGCATCCCGGCCGCTCTCGAGGCATCCGGCATCTCGGCTACCTGATCCTAGCCTAGGAGATCGAACATGGCTAAGAAACGCCTGGCGTTCGACGTCGAGGATGATCTCCACTCGAGTCTCAAGCAGAAAGCGGCGGAGCTCGGGGTCCCTCTTGGGGCCCTCTGCTCCTCCCTTCTGGAAACAGGACTCGATGGAGTAGCGAGCATAAAAAGCTCGGTTGAAATCGACCCCGAACTCTATCCTAGCTTGCCTTTGGACAAGCTTCGAAACGAGGTCACCCGGCTTGGGACCGAGCGTCCCAAAGGCTGGGAAGTCTCGATGAGAAAGATCAATTCGGAAATTGTCAAGAGGTACGTCGCTAGATGACAAGCATCCGAGGGCTCTCGTATCCTCTTCAAGCCCAGAATGGCAAGCTCGCACTTGCTGAAGACTTTGCTATATTAGAGCAGCAAATTGTGTCGGTTCTGGAGACCCGACCATTCGAACGTATCATGCGAGCCGATTACGGTCTCATGGAAGACACGTTCGAGACCGTGAATCCTGCTGCTATCGACTCCAAGATCTCAGAAGCTATCTCGACCCAAGTCGGGGGATTAGATGACCTTTCGGTCAAAGGGAATTGGGATAATGGAGAGCACGGAGTCTATGTGGTGACGGTCACTTACTCCACGAATGGCGTGCCGCAGCCGCCGCTTACATTGTCTCTCGTGATCTGATGGCAAAACGTTTCGACATTCCGCCGATCCCAAAGGGAGACATAGCCCAGTACGCCACCAACCCGTATGCTCGTCAGACGATCTACGGGTACTATCCAGGGCTTTTCAATGGTCAGACCCCTGGAAATCTGGTCGTTCGTCCCAATGACGATCTTCTAATCCAGAAGGGTGGCATTTCGGCCCTCATCGTCTACCAGCGGCTTCTGTTCGATTCCAACGTACAGGCCGCGTGGATGAAAGTCGTCCAGGAGATCACGTCGCGAGAGCTTGTTGTCGAGCCGGCCTCGGACTCTCCAGGCGACATGGCTGTGAAAGAGTACGTCGAGGAGATCTTGAACGAACTCCCGATGGACGAGATCTTCCGCAATATGCTGGAGGCCTACGTTGTCGGCTTCTCCGTGGGAGAGATCATGTGGCGTAGGACCAAGCAGGGCGTGAAGCCTTACGATATTCGGCCACGAGACCAGCGTCGATTCCTGTTCGCCATCGATGACGAGGCCGACATGGGCTTCTCGATGAAGATGGTGACCTACTCCAACACATTCGTAGGCGAAGATCTTCCGGCCCGGAAGTTCATGGTTTTCCGTTACTGGACTCAGGCCAATGGAGATCCGTACGGTTGCGGCCTCGGACGGATCCTCTACCCGATCGTGAAGTTCAAGCGGCGTGCTCTGGAGTCCCAGCTACTCTACTCTGACCGCTTCGCGAACCCTACCGCTGTAGCTAAGGCTCCTCTAGCCGCTACTACGCAGGAGATCGACGCGCTGTACAACCACCTGACTAACCTGTCTCAGGAGACGGCGCTGATCCTTCCCGAGGGATACGATCTCGACTTCATCAATCCTCAGGGCTCCCCGGAAACTTTCACTCAACTCAGGGACTCGTTGATCAAAGAGATCAACATGCTCATCACTGGCGAAGACGAGACCGGCAACGCTGATGCTGGATCTAGAGCGTCCTCCGAAGTTGCTCTGCAGGTCCGCGAAGTGCGGTCTAAAGAGCTTGCTGAGCTTCTCTGCGAAACCTTGAATGAGACTCTCGTCCGCTGGGTGGTTGATCTCAACTACGGTACCAACGTGGTCTCGCCAAGGGTCCGACGCGATTTCAAGGTCGAGGAAGGTAGCCAGCTTACCATGACGGACGTCGCTACTATGATCGAGAAAGTCGGTTATCGTCCGACGAAAGAATGGATCGAAACGACCTATAAGGTTGAGCTCGAGGAACCCGAAGAGACCAAGGCCGAAGGCCCACTTCAGGAGATCGCTCCAGAAGATGCTCCAGGCGCGGAAGAGGTAGCAGAAGACGTCCCAGAAGCTACAGAAGACCAAGCCCAAGAAGAATCGACTGATCCAGAATTTGACGCTCTGATCAACGACATTCTCGGGTAAAACACTCTGAGGCTGTTCCCAGCTTCTATCACATACGATGATCAAAGAAGTTCACATCTTCAAGGCCGGGACGCAGACTTCGGCCCAGGGCGTGACTAGGGAGTTCTCGGTCAATGATCTAAAGCAGATCGCCGACTCCTACAAGCCCGATGTTCATGAGGCCCCGATCCGCATCGGGCACGAGGACAACGACAAAGTACCGGCCTGGGGCTGGGTTAAAGACGTGAAGGTGAAAGGCGATGAGCTCTTCGCCGAGATCGACTTTTCGCCTCTCGCTGCAGACTACATCAACAATGGTCTGTACAAGAAGGTGAGTGCTTCGTTCTACTCGCCAGATTCTAAGATCAATCCAGAGCCAGGCAAGTGGTCATTGCGCCACGTGGCTCTTCTCGGTGCTCAGCCTCCGGCCGTCAAAGGCCTCAAGGGCTTCGCTTACGAGGAAAACGCCGATGGGGTCCTAGAATTCGCCGCGGCCATTACTCTCATGCCGGACGACGTGTTCGACAAGGAGCTTGGCCCCACTCTTAAGAGGGACCTCGGACCCCTCGAACTCCTTAAAGAAAAACTCGATGAGGCACGCTCTCAGATGACTGCAGAAGAACTGGGCGCCGAGCAACAGCTTGAGGCGCCGCAAGTTGAAGAAAACGCCCCCGCCGAGGGTGAGGATGCTGGCGAGTACGCTGAGCACATGAGCGGCATGGCCCACAAGAAGGGCAAGTCCATGAAAGGCGGTAAGATGGGCACCGAGGGCAAGTCCGAAGAAGACGAAGAGGACGACGACGAGGTGATGTCCAAGGAGATGGAAGGTAAAGACCTCCCCGAGCCGCTGAAGAAGCAGGCTGCTAAGAAGAAAGCTGAAGCTACCGGTAAGTCCATGGACGAAGCTATGGCCGAAGATGACATGAAGCATGGCGAAGCCACGGCTGAGCATGACGGCAAGGTCAAAGGTCTTAAATCCCCTGCTCCGAAGGGAATGTCTGGCCTTGAAGCTGAGGAGTCTGATGGCGAAGGCCCCGAAGCCTCCAAAGTCAAGAAGAATCCTAAGTCCGGCGCCGCAGAGCCTCAGGTCGAAGAGGACGAAGACAAGTACCAAGAGCCTACTCTCGAGGCTTCGAAGAAGAAGCGTGGTACCGACCACATGAACGCCACCGACTCTGGTACCAAGGAGACCGAAGGTGGTCCCGGTGGCCTGGTCCGCACTCGCTCGACCTCTAAGGGCGTCAACCTCGGCTTCGAAGAGCCGGACGAAGACGAGCTCGAGGACGACGACGAACAGCACGTCGAGACGGACAACAACAAGTACGTCAATAAGACTACTCAGCCTAAGCGTGGCCAGGACGGGATGAAGGGCCGCAAGGCTCAAGATCCTTACAACGACCAGTCTGGTCGTGGCGAAGTCGGCAAAGCCGGCGTAGAAGGCGAAACCCAGCGCGGCATGAAGGGTACTGGCAAAGAAGAGAACCGCATGGCCAAAGGCTCTGACGGTGGTGAGATGGCCAAGAACTACAAGGGCGATTACACCGGTAAGTCCTCGCAGATGGCTGAAGAGCGCGGTATGACCGGCAAAGGCCCCGAGCCCGCCGGCTACCCCAGCAAGTACATGGCCACCGGCGGTCCTAAAGGTGCCGGTAAGCAGATCAAGAACGGCAAAGTTCGGGTGATGGAGATCAACCACTCCGAAGCCGATCCTCTGGCCGCCATGATGGCGCGCCTCGAAGAGCTGGAAGCCGCTAACGCTAAACTGCGTGAGCAGGCTGAGTTTGCTGAGCGTCAGGCCAATCGCATGCGCCTGGAGCAGTTTGCCGAAAGCCTGTACGAGGCTGGCAAGCTGACCGAAGCTATCGTCGGTCAGGACGAGCTGGTGAGCTACATGGAAGGTCTCGAGTACGGCACTCTCGAGTTCTCGGAAGGTGAGACGGCCGCTACCCCTCTGATGCGCATCCTGGAGAATCTTCCCTCCCAGGTTTGCTATTCTGAGATCGCCGGCGGTGAGCCAGTGATCCGTGACGAGGATCTTGATCCCCACGAGCGAGCCGTGAAGCTCTCTAAAGAAGAGGGTATCGACTACGCCGAAGCTCTGAAGGCGGTCCTCTTCTCCGACTCGATGGGCTGATCCCGTGGAGCTTCTGTCCTTCATCGGTCAGGCGGCCAGGCGCAGGGAAGACTACATCGATAGAGCCGAGCGTCTGGCCGAATCCTTCTCCTCTCTGGAAGCGCTGGAAGAGGAGATGGACTCCAGGGCCGCAGGGCTGCAAAAGAGACTTAAGCTCGAGAAGATCTCCTTCTCGGAGTTCCAGCGTGCCACGGCTGAGGATAGTCTCATCGCGTCTTTGGCAGCTCTCACGCTCGGAACTAAGGGCCGTAGGGCCACGGACAACGAGTACTCCGAGGCGATGGGCCAGATGCAGTACCTCTGGGTCTTCTTCAACGAGATCCAGATGTCACTCCGTTCGGGCCGCCTCAAGTATGGCGAAGAGGAAGAGGAGTTCGCTGAGGAGGATGACGAAGGAGAGATAGAAGAGTCTCTGGCCGGGCCGAGTTTCCCCGGTGACAGCGCTATTGAAAGCATCGGTACGGCGGCAAGTTCCCAACCTGCTAGTCTCACTGTCCCAGTACAGGGAGCCAAAAGCCTGACCGCTGCGATGAACGCGGCAAAAACATCAAGATCCGAAACAGAGCAGCGTTCTACCTCGCTCTCAAGAAGCGAGCTCTCGAACCCGGAAGCGGCATTAGCCACGGCCGAGAGAGCAGCTAGACCGAGTAATCGACAAGCCGGACCCGCTACATGGTCCGGGCTCCTGAGTCGTCTGAAACGCTTTCTGGTAACCCCGCTTTACCGATGGTTCCAAACAGGACGTTTTAACGAAAGCGAGAATCAAGGGTACCGTGAGATGCGGCGCATCACTCGCAAAGACCGCAAGGTCTGCCTCGACTGTCGCTACTACGAGACTCTTGGCTGGGTGCCTATCGGCAGTCTTCCGATGCCAGGCGTGCGGTGCCAATGTCACGACCGATGCCGTTGTGTCATCGAATACCGATAGGTTCCGGATGGGTAAAAGACCCATGTGTAGACCCACTCATAGAGTGGTTGAATCCAACCTCCATCATTTAAGATAATGGCAGCTCCTGTATACGGCAAGCAGTACATCCGCTTCGCTGAGTCCTTCCGCGTCGCCGACGGCACCGCGGTGAACGAGTTCCGAGTTGTGGAACTGACCGCCGCCCCCGGCTCTCACCCTCCCCTCCTGGTGGAGCAATCCAACGGCGGCGCCGCCGTGGGCGTGAGCCAGTACGAAGTGAACGACAACGTTCCTCCTACCGGCTTCGCTACCGATCGCGTGCGCATGCTGACCGTGGCCACCAGCGGTCTGCTGCTGGTCGAGGCTGATGGCACCCTGGCCGCCAACGACATCGGTACCGCCCTCGAAGTAATCGCCGGCGGCATCGCCTCCGACGCCGCCACAGCCGGCTCCACGGCCGTGACCGTGAACGGCACGACCCCGATCATCCGCGACGTGCTGGATATCGGCGGCGACCAGTACGCTCTCGTCAGCTTCAGCTGAACGCTAACATTATTCCAGGCCTTGGCATCGGGTTTCCGTGTAAGCCCAAGTCCGTCTCTAACCTTCTGCAGAAGGAGACTTAAAGTCCATGATGAATCTAAGGGACACCTACGGTGGTGTCGATCCTATTCTGACCACGCTGGCCCAGGGCTTCATGCTGCCCGAGACCAGCATCGCTAACTTCATTGCTCCCGTGGTGGACACCCCCACCCGGGCCGGTAAGATCCTGCGCTTTGGCAAAGAAGCCTTTGCTATTCAGGACTACCGTCGTGCTTACGGCGCCAATATCCCCGCCGTTCAAAGCCGGTTCGACACCTCTGCATACGCTCTGCAGCAGGAAGTGATCGCTTGGGAACTTCCCGAAGAAGTGATCGAGAACGCCGGCGAGGGTCCTGCTCAGGTTGACCTGCGCGCCATCGAGACGCGCAACGCCATGAGCCGCCTCATGAACAGCTACGAGGTGGAAGTCGCCACCGCCGTGAGCACCGTGGCCGATTATGAGCCCGGTAATATCGTTGCTGGCGGCTCGCTGGGCCTCGGTTACGCCGACTGGACCGCTTACGACACCGACGCTACCACCATCGGTATCGCCACCGGTGGTAACCCCTGGGGTACTGCCACCAACAACCCGATCGTCGACGTGCTCAACTGGAAGCGCGCCGTGTCCAACCAGATCGGTATCCGCCCCAACAGCGCTGTGATCGGCACCGCTGTGTTCGACAGCCTGCTGACCAACCCCGCGATCCTGGAGCGCATCCAGTTCACCACGGCCGACTCGATCGACGTGGACGTGCTGGCTCGCTACTTCGGTCTCGAGCGCGGCATCCGCGTGGCTGAAGGCCGCCGTCTGACCGACAACGGCGAACTGCAACCCGTGTTCCCCGAGAACGCCGTCCTGCTGTTCTACAGCCCGCTGAGCGCTTCCGATTCCGTGATGCCCGCTGGTGGTGCTAACGCCGCTACTCCCGCATACGCTTACACCTACCAGCTGACCGGCACTCCCGCCGTTCGTCCTGAGTACTACATTCGCGAGCGTCGTGTGGTCCGCGCTGAAATCACCGTGGAGCGTGTGATCAACATCACCGGTCTCGGCGCGACTGGTGCCTTCGGTTCCGGCTTCTATATCGACGACGTGTTCGCTTGATCCTTCTTAGTACTCATACATAAGGAGGACCTCCAATGCCCGTCATCACGCCAATTCCCAAGTCAGCGTTTATCGTCACCATCTCTGGTTTGGAGACGATCTGGACGCAATTCTCAGGGGTCTCGGATACGGCTGAAAGTGGTCAGTACGCCAACGGAACCGGGAACCGCATCTACAAAGTTGTGGGACCCCGTTCCGTAGACGATGTCACCATCACGGCCCCGTACGATCCTGCTCTCGCACACGCGATCGAACAAGTCTGGGCAAACTACAACTGCGAGTTCATCACCATTACCATCCAGCCTACTACCTGTAATGGTGACACCAGCAATAGCACTCCCTACATTCTCAATGGCTGCCAGCTGCAACAGCTGACCGTCGCCGAGATGGACCGCGAAAGCGGCGACGTAGGGACCATCGAGCTGGTCTTTACTGTGAACTCCTGGACCTACGCCTGATCTTCCGATCAGATGACACTAGCCTCCCTTCGGGGAGGCTTTTTCTTTGCGGGGTAAAACTCTCCGAGAAGTCTAGTGCCAGATCGAATGGCGAAAACACTGTTCGGGCCAGGAGTCATCGTCACGTCTCAATGGCTCAACGGAGCACGCGAGATCAAGTTTGATGGCGCTGACACGGATTGGCATTATGCCCCAATCAATCGAAATGATATCCAGCGCGGCGGCGATAGCGGGTTAGATCGCGTCTACGTCACGCTTGACACGGACCAGAGTTACGGGGTTGCCCCAATCACCGGAAGCAAGAGCTTCATGGGGCAGGTACAATTCGGCGACCAGACTAACGCCAACCCGAACTACGCCCCTCAGTTCTGGAACACCAACGCTAAGTATAACCAGGGCGGTTCCGGGCAGAACTTCCTGGCCAAGTTCGCGCAGCTTGATAACTCAGACGCTATCACCAAAGAGATCCTCAACGAGCGGATCAATAACTTCCCAGTAGTCGACGAAGGGTTCTTCTGATGCCGAATTACGCGCCCTTGCCCCCGATCGAGCTCGATCCGAGAAACGAATCGGAGCTGGTCGCGGCGGCAGCCCAGAGGGTCTACGAGGCTTCTGGGGAAACTCTTAATGACTTCTCTAGCGGCTCGCCGATCATGGCGCTGCTCGAGGGTCAGGCCTTCGCTCAATCCGAGCTCCTCGCGTTCGCTAACTCGTTCCCAGAGTCCGTACTTGTCGAGTGGATCGGACCCTTTCTTGGTGCGCAACGGCGTACCGGGGCCGGCTCGGTAGTAGAGGTCAAGTTCACGATCGAGCCGCGAGACCAGGAGTTTGTTGTTTTCGAAGGCTTCGAACTCGCCACCGACTCCAATCTGACCGGCGGTCAGTCGATCGCTTTCGTCACCAATGCTAATCTCAGGATCCCTGCAGGAGAGGAGACAGGCCGCATCACTGCCGTCTCGCTTCTTCGTGGATCGAACACGAACGTAGACGCTAATACCATCACGTCAGCCGTAACGTCACTTGCTGGCGTTCTTGGTGTCACTAATCCAGAGCCCGCTCGTGGTGGCTCGGACCCGGAGTTGCTAGCTCAGGTCAAAGAACGTTTCTTCACGCTTATTCGACGTCGCAATCCGGTCTCTGCTGAGGACTGGGTTGACTTCTTCTCTGACGCACTTGGTCCGGGAACTGGCGTCAATGTGCTGCCCAGGCGGTCTGAGAAAGACTTCTATCGTTATGACGAGAACTTTGTCGACAGCGCCCCAGCAGTCTCGTTCTTCGTCATCAATCCGGACGGCACTCCGCTGACTTCGGCTCAACGGAGAAGCCTGCAGAATCTGGTTCGTTTCTCCCTTCCGACCGAGTTCACTGGCACGGTCTACTCCATGGAAGTGGACGATGCAGATATCTCGTTACAGTTGAGCTACGATCCGAACAAGCCTTACGCTCAGGATCTTCGTAACCTCACGCAGACTGTTCGTGACTCTCTGTTCGGAATCCTGACTCCGAACGCGGTGTTCCCGGTCAGCTACGAACCGAACATCTCAGACGTAGAAGGCGCGTTAGCAACGGCTCTGTCTCTGACTCTGGGTACTGAGACTCAGTATATCGATCCGGACATCGGTTCTCTGGTAGCATACTACACTCCGAGGAGTATCTCTGGTCCTTCGTTCGGAGTGGTGTCTCCGAAGTCGTTCCGCACGGGCAATACTCTTCAAGAAGGCGATCTGGTCGTCAATCGTACTGGCCTTGTGCCCCTCTACTACGAGGTGCTTAACGGGTTCACTCCGATCACGGGCGACAAGTCGTATCATGCTAATATCGACGACCTCTCGTTCCAAATCATCCGCGCTCTATCTCCTGGCGAGTACTCTACCGGCCAGGTCATCAGCGTGGTGACTGCGGCTCAGGCCACTCTCCATGTGGTACTTGCTAGCTTCACGTACACCGGCAAGAAGACGACTCAGGAGCTTGTTCTTGATGGCACGTTGTCCGCAGCTAAGAGCTTCTCAGATTGGAACGCTGGTTTAGAGATCGAGGCATTCAACGACGCAAACGAATACAACCCGCAGATCGTCGAGTTCGTGAGAAGCGATCTCAACAACGAGGTCTACGAGCCTCGCGTGCCTAGCTACGTGCCGCTTTCGCTGCGTCCTGGCTACCCAGTATGGGTCGCAAAGAAAGACTTCACGATCACGAGCAACCTCGCTGACCTTGGTACCGCTCAAGCTCAGGGCTATGTTGGAACTGACACCGTGTCGGTGCAGCTTCTTGCCGAAGACCAAGTCTACACGGCCGGACAGATCCTCGTGACTCCGTCCCAGGAGCAGTTTCTTGCTGGCTCGGTTCTTGAGGACTCCTGCTACATCAGTGAGCTCAAAGGCGTTGTCCAGCTCTATGTCAAAGCTCTTCAGGACTTTACCTTCTGCAACAACACTATCGGCACCTACTCAGAGCTTGTCGATCAGCTTGTCGCAGACGGCATCCTGCAGGTCATCGAAGTAGTAAGTTATCTCGACTGCGCTGGCCGTCCTCTCTTTTCGGACAGCCCGTTCCGCTACAAAGCTCGGTTCGCTTTGGGCGAGTACCTTCGTTACAGAGCTCGCGGTGGCTTTAACGCTACGGAACTTGAGAACTGTACTGTTCTCGCTGAGCAATGCGACGTGCTGACTCCTTCGTGCAAACGGTTGATCGAGGCTAATCTGCCGCTGCCGCGATACTTCCAGGCGATTGTCGACTTCACGCCGAGTATTGATGATCCGGACAAGCTTGTCGAAGACGGGTTCATGATCGAAGTTCCGGCAAGCACTTTCCGATACAACTACACTCTGAATCAGAGCGTTCTGCCTTCGTTCTTCTCTCCGCAAGACATCACTCAGTTGCTGATCGAGCAAGGGTCTATCCGAGTGCCGACGGACTTGATCTTCGGTCAGACAGTTCAGGTCATCGGGCCAGTAGGGGAGACGCTGGGATCCTATTTCTGGTCCAGTTCTGGCTGGCAAGTGGAGACCCGTGGCATTCCGGTCTTCCGAGACATCTTTAGGTTCGCTCCTGGAGACGCGGCTCTGTTCCGCAATGGCACGATCTTCCGTCAGTACGAAGCTACGAAGCATGTGACTCCTCTTACTGACTTGGAGGTTTACTTCGATAACGGGATTTTCGTTCGTACCGACAAAGCTGAAACGGTCAAGTACTACGATCCGACATATCGTTACGAGGATGTGATCATCGATCAGAACGACTACTCTCAGAAGTTCTACCGGGCCATCCGATCATTCACTCCGCCGGACCTAGTTACGTCGTGGGCTGGAGAGGTCATCAACACTCCCAGGATCGAAGAGGTCTTCGGAAATCTTCTGAAGTTCGTGGTAGCTTCGGTCGGTTCCGAGCGACTGTTGTCACGTCTTGGTGTGCAAGTGTCAACTAATAAGCTCGGAACGGCGACGATCACTGTGACCTCCAAGGCTAACACTCTGGCGTCCAAGACATTCGTCTGGGAGAACACCAACACGCGCTCTCAGCCTTCTCAGCTATCTTTCTATACGGGCACCGCGTTCCCGTACAAGCCAGTGAACTACGGTGACGGGACGCTTGCTCTATGACGAAAGCTCCACCTAGCAAGATCGTAACGAAGCCTCTTGTAGACGGATTTGCTAAAGTCCAGGTTCTCAATGAGGAAGCCGCTAGGATTAAGCGGATCGCTCCGGTCCCTACGGTTTGGGGGCGAGCTGACGGTCTTCCGATCTACAATCGCCTTCCCGGCATCTCTCAGGGGTTCCAACTCGAGTACTTTGGGGAGAAGGACAATGGCCTGGTCTACGTCGACCCGCAGTTTGGTACAACTCGTGGTCCCGGCTCGCTAGAAGTTGGGGCATGGACTGAGGACCAACATATCTTGCTCTTCGAGAGCGGGACGATCACCTGGCAGCATGGCCAGATCCAGACCGATACTCTCGCCATCGATCTTAGAACGATCGTAGACGGCGGGGTTCAGGACGGAGTCTATCAGGCTGGATACTACATAGACTACGCTCGGCCTGAAGACCCGCCTGACGGTGTTTTCGACGTCGAGAACTACTCTCTTGGGGGCAGCGCCTCGCTTTACGAGGCGAATAGGACCGCTCCGTACCGCCCGGTCTCGGCGATGTTCTCGAGCTTCGAGGACGGATCATGGAGTCCTACTGAATACGCCGTAGCTGGCAAGTACCCAGACGCTTCGTATGTCGACATCGACTTCACGGTGCCGGTCGTGGCCAGAGAGTTCAAGCTCTCGGTCGCCGAACCACTGCTTGGGACGGCCAAATGCGCGCTCTACAGTTCCATCGACGCGATCGTCTGGCACATAGAAGATAGCCGGGAGCCAGAGGATCTTGGTTGGACCGTTAGAGGCAATTCCGACGGGGGCCGGCGTTACTGGAAGTTGTTCTTCTGGGACGGCACCGCCGAAGTCACCTCGGTCCTCTACACCGGCCAAGCGGTCTACCCGAATCAGCGGCCAGTAGGCTCTGTTACTATAGTACAACCCTTCCTTGAGGGTAAGTTTGATCAACTGGAACCGCGGCCTTACATCGTACTTGCTACGCTGGAGGTCAAGGAACAAGCCGTAGTGGAGACGACGGACGAGCGTAATTTCACGTCCGTCAAATACGAGCCAGTAGCTAAATGGCTCACGGACTTCCAAGACAATTCACTACGAGAACTCTTCACTTCCATAGAGAAGTACTCCGCTGAGTACATGTCGCCGGTCACCGGCGCTGTCAAACTCTATGATGACCTTCTCGACCGCGGGAATTTCAAGTTCGGCTCGGACACCGAAGCTCCGACATTCGATCAGCCGGTAGCTATCGAACTCAGGCCTCCGACTCAGATCGTCGGAGACGCGGATCTTCTTTCTGATCCACTTCGAGATAACGTAGCCACGGACCCAGCTGGATTTCTGGTCCTGGCTGAGAATATCGTCTCTATAGTTCAGACTTCAACAGTAACTCCACAGCAAGTGATCAACTTGGGAGCACCTGTTGAGCAGTCTGATCTGTCGACAAAGGCATACGTCGACATAACATTCACGACAGCGTTGGACGATGGCTTCTTCTAGGGTTTCTGGTGCGGACGTTCAGATAACCGGAGTTCTTGATATGCGTGGCAATCGCATCACGGGACTCGAGACCGATGTTAATGTCTATCCCCTTGTCCCCGACGAAGGAGCTACCAAGGCTTACGTGGACGCGCAGAAGGCCGCTATAGAAGCGGCTCTTCCGACTCTCGTCAACAACGGGACTTTCTAAGCCATGCCGAGCCCCGTATTCGACCGGGAACAATACGAGCTCCGTGGCCATCTTCCCACGGTTTACACCGAAGAGCAGAAGCAGGCTCTGAGTCAGGTTCTGGCGCGTGTTAACGGCCAGATCGATTGGAACGCTCAGCTGCTTGGCTTTAACGGGCCTTCGTACTGGGGGAAAAGGATCCCCACGATCGATGGGTCGTACGAGTGGGAAGGGCTTCCTCGTACTGTATCCGAGAAGCGAGCCGTACAGGTCGGCTCTTACGGTGTCTACAATAAAGACAGGGACTACTCCGAGCGTCCGGCCCCTTTCAACCGCTCTAAAGTCGGGGCCTCAGCTGACCTGGCCTTCGACGTCTTCGCGCAGGACGGCAAGACCCATGTTGTGCCGTTTGGCCAGCCTCGTGACGTCCTGTACGAAAGCACTCCTCGCCTGATTGTAGGCGGCGAGTACGTGTTCAATGAGCTTGTCGATGTCACGGCAGCCGGCGGTCCCGACGAGACTTTCTATGTTACTCAGGACATATCTCAACGGCTCACGTCTGTCCGGATCCTTAACTCCGATAGCACTGGCGTCAATATCTCTGTAGAAGGCTCTCTCGCCGAGCCATTCCTCTTCTTCATCGAAGACTGGGAAGACATCAATGACTGGGGATCTGAGCAGATCAGGAACCAGTTCCTCGGCCTTTGGGGCAACAAAGGCAACTGGATCTCGAGTCATTTCCTCTTCGACGCCCTTGACGTCCACGGGTTCAACGAAGAAGAAGGGCTGTCTCTGGACGACATCCTCAAGGAGATCTCCATTGCCGAACTTCTTGAGCTTATCGGTCTCAAGCCAGGGCCAGCCACGGCATACCTCACGTCTCACTACAACTTCTCAGTCGAAGGCTGTGACGACGTCTATAATCCTACGGTGTCTCTCGAGACGAAAACGACTGTCCTGCAGACTCAGGATCTGAAAGATCTGGAGACGGACAACGGCGAACTTCTGGCCATCGAAGACCCGGCTTGCAATGTCGAGACCGAGCCTCCGATCAAACTTCTCATCAATGCTCCGCAGGGCAGTGCTAGTATTACCGACAACGGGACATTCGAAGATCCGATCCCGCCCCTGGAGACCGTTAGCAATGGTGAGTACCCGCTGACATCCGTTCCGACGTCTAGTCTGGATGACGACGGGTTCTTCACAGACGAGCCCACTGAGCTGGCAACGGAAAACGGGTTCGAGATCTGCATCGACGACGCGAGCATCTATACCAAGCCTTGCTATCTGCCTCCTGACCCCGAGTTCGGTATCTGCGATACTCCGAACTTCACGATGACGCTCCGACAGTTTTATGACCCGGAGCCAGATGAGATCGCTACGGATCCCGGGCCAGATACTAGCTTTGCCATAGGCTGCAATGGCGTGCTGTTCTTGGGACCTATCGACGGAGATATCAACAATGGGGAGTATGAGCAGCCACTGGGGCAGTTCTACCTGGACGATGGGGACTTCGATGATGCCATCCCGCCCACGAACGTGGTCGACGAGGGAATCTACGATCGTAGCCCCTTTGACGGAAACGTCACTCAAGAGGATTTCGAGCGTATCATTGACTACGATGATTTGATCATCGATGTCGACGGGCAACCGGGTCCTGTCCTCATGTCTGATCCGGGCCAGTTCAACGAGATCGTGCTTGTCGCTAGCGACTCGGATGGCGAGTACGATGGCTTTGCTCTAGCGTTCGACGGGCTCGAGCTCAGTGCGGTGTCGTTCGAGTACAACGCTAAGACGACGTTCGGCGAAGTCGAGTTCCCCTGCGTGGAGTGGGTCTTTGACCCGACTCTAGACAACGAGACCTACTTCCCGATCCCGGCCGAAGCCGCCTGGATGACGGCCGATGACGGCGAATTCGATCGCAGACCAGAACTCGATGCTGTGCTCTACGCTGAGCAATCCGATGTCGGATGCCTCAATGCCAAGTTCATCTCTGGATTCCTGTCGTTCGATGACGGAGAGTTCGACGAGCTGATCCAACCGTTCTGCAACTTTGCTCCCACGACTCTCTGCGAGAACGCTGATGGCGGGATCTATACGGTGGGCAACCCGCTGCCGCCGCCGCTAGTCAACACGGTCTGTGGCGAGGAGTGCGGCACCATCGACAATGGTCCTTACGTCTACGGGCAACTCCCGTTCCTCGGTCCTCCCGGGATCGATGGCCTCGGCTCTGCGGATATCGATGACGACTGCGTGCTGTACGACGGCGAGGAATATGACAGAGTAGTTAGTCCCGAGATCGCCTGCATCGGCTATGACGACGGTTTCATTGGCGTAGCATCGGAGATCACTTGCACTCTGAACGACGAGGAGTTCGGCGACGATTCCGCTGAGACAGTGGTTGATCAGGGCGAGTACACGGATACGTATCTTCCCACGGTTTGCACGCCCTGCGGTAAGCCTCTTCCTCCTCCTCAATGCTATCTCGACAACGGGGTCATCGACTTCACAGTCCCGACTTCCGACGCGGACGAAGGCTTCTACGACAAGGGTGAGCTTCTCTGCCAGCCTTGCGATCCGGAAAATCCTCCGCCGGAGCCTTGCCCTCCTCTGCCCATCCGAGTCCGTCTGGATCAGATCATCTTCCAGTCTCCCGCTTGGCGCATGCGTCCGACGGTGATGAACTCCAAGACGCCTCTGCGTCTCTGGAAGCATCGTGTGCTCAATGTGGCCGACGTAGGCTACGACGCCGCGTACACTAACACGCTGATCGCGGACAAGAACACAGGCCCGGAAGATCCGGCTCAGTACCGTCATTTTGCTCGACTGCCTCTCGAGTACCCCCGGAACGCAAGATTCTGGAACCGCACCGAGGCAGTACTTGCGAACCAGAGCTACTTCTCGCGGCTCCTGCCTCCTTCGGAGACTCAAACTACTCCTTCGAGCCTTCGACCGAGACTCTATGACGAGGACTACTATCTAGATGGAACCGCTCTGCCGGACTACACCACGTTCTACGTGGAGGACTATCTCGTTTCTCAAGTCCGCGATACGGACCTAGATAACCAGTCTGGATTTCAGCAGGCGATCATCAGTTTCGAGAACCCCGCCAACTCGAAGCCTTTCAACCCATCCACGATCGTAGACTACGATGCTTACGCGTATCGTCGGTTGCTTCCAGATGGCTCTCGCGCTGGCCGTTACCTCCAGTACTCCAGTCGGAGACGGTTCCTCACGGGCTTCCTCCAGACCGACGTGGACGAGGGCATCCTGACGTACGCAATCGGCCCCGAAGCTGAACTCGGAGATTCCAGTGAGTTCATCGCTCCTAATGTCGAGTTCCCGGACGATGTTGATCGCGCGTCTTTCTCGAACTACGCGGTGTGCTATGCGTACTTTGTGGCAGACCTGTCCGCGAGCGATGATCCTGTCTTCGATCCCAAGGCGCTCTACAGTTTCCGCACCGAGTGCCTGTTCGGCAAAGAGGACGCCACCCCTGCCATCACCACGGAGAATGATCTTGAGATCACCACAGAGGCCGGCGAGATCCTGATCGATGAGGAGGATGTCATCGACGACATCTGCGTCGAGACCGAGACTGCTTACCTTCTTCACGAGCGCAAAGAGTTCCTCCCCCGTCCTCCCCGTCCGCTTGGTACTCGCTCTAGGTCAAGCGCGTTCGTGGCTATCAAGCCACTCTCGCTTTCGCTTCTCGTTGGTGACAGCGGCGACGTTGAGATCACCATTCTCAACGGGGTCGTCGAGCCGTTCTTCTTCCGTTGGCAAGTTCGTCTCACCCCGACTTCTCCGTGGGTTGACATCAACGATAATGCCACGTTCGATGGCGCGACTACTTACAAGCTGACGATCACCCCTCAGGACAACTTCTACAATCAGGCTCAATTCAGAGTAGCGGTCGAATCTGATCTCGGATTCACGTACGTCACCTCCGAGCCTTGCTTGCTCACGGTGATTCCCAAGGAGATCACGATCACGAGTCAGCCTGGTGACTCCACTGTCGTTTCCACGAACCTCGCGCAGTTCTCTGTCGCCGCAACGACGAACGATAACGGAGTTGTCTCGTACCAGTGGCAACAGTGGAATGGTACGAATTGGATCAACCTCACGAATGGAGGTCAATTCTCCGGCGTCACGACTCCGGTTCTCGGTGTCACGCCGGCTGGCCTTGCTCTCGACGGAAGCCTCTACCGTGCCGCTGTCAATAGCACTGGCGGGGCTCCGACGGTGTTCAGCAGCAGCGCACAGCTTACTGTTCTTCCTGGCACTATCACGATTACAGGTCCGAGTGACCTGTATCTCTTCACGCGCGAAGAAGGCTACTTCTCGGTCAATGCTACCACCGACGATGGTGGCACTCTGTCCTACGAGTGGCAACTAGACACCGGGTCTGGCTTTGTCACAATCACCGGCCAAAGCTATGACAACGGGCTTATCGGAGCGTCCGTTTCCGGCGATGACATCGCAACAGAATCTCTGTTGATTCTCGAGACGGAAGACGGTTTCGAACTTGTCGAAGACATCGCCGCTCCCGCTACTCAGACGCTTGATGACGGAGACATGGACGGGGCTCCCTACCCGACCACCGTCACAGACGATCCCTGGGACGGCCTGGTTTCCTTCTATCCAGAAGGACCAAACCTGCGCGTGGTTGCTCTTTCGACTGCCGCGCTCAACTACAAAGTCCGTTGCATCGTTACCTCGAGCAATACGGCGCCTCCGGCCACTTCGACTGGCCCCGGCCGCTTGGTCATCTACGGCATCGGCATTTACATCACTCAGCAGCCGCAAAATCTCGGCCCTATCGGCCTCAGAGAGCTCGCGAGCTTCTTCATCCAGGCCTACTCTGACGACAGCGGCACGCTGACGTACCAGTGGCAGATGAACACTAACAGTGGCGGCGGCTGGACTACAATCAGTGACGGGCCTCTGATCGACAATGACGAGTTCGGATTCACATTCGTTCCTGAGGAGGTCCTCACTGAGTCTCTCCTGGAACTGATCGACGACTTCGGCCGCTTGATCAGCACCAATGACACGGGCAATACTCCTGAGCCCACCCTGGATTCCGGCACGTACGATGGTCCTCTACCCACGGCTACAGTGGCGGACCAGGGCTATGATGTCATCATAGCTACTTATCCAGACACTTCGTTCCTCGTCGTGAGACCATTCTCGACTTTGGCAAATGGCTATCTCTTCCGTTGCCTTATCAGTTCCAATGGTACTCCGGCGTCTCAGGCTACCTCGAATCAAGCATCTATCACAGTACAATGACCATGGACGACTTCATCGCTGAAAGCGTGATCGAACCGCAACCGGAAGTTCTTACTAACGAGTTTCCGGAAGAGCAATCCGAAGCCGGTTTTGAGTCGGCCCAAGGGTTTGGAAGCGAGCCTCAAGCTAAGCGTGCTCGCAAGAAGAAAAGCTCTGCTCAGGCCACTGAGGCTTCTGAAGAACCGACTGTGGCGCCTGAGGTCAAGCGTCATCACGAAGAGCCTCGTCCGCTCACTCCGAAGAAAGCGGTGCCACAGCGCCGGGTAAAAGCTGCCGTTAGAAGCATCACTCGCTGATGGCCAATACTAGCTCAAACATCGACCAGCTGGCCGGTATACTTCTTCGATCTTTCCGTGGGGCCCAACAGGCCGCTAGCCTTAGCGGCCAGATGCAAAGCACCTACGGCACCGTGATCGACGTAGAAGATCCCAAACAAGAGGGCAGAGTGCGAGTAGTCCTGGATCAGGTCAACCCGGACTATCTCAAGGGCAAGGGATTTGACCAGAGCGGAAAACCGACGGAGACAGACTGGATCTACCCGGTCGTGCCTTTCAAAGGGAAGCAGCCCAAAGCTCTTGTCGACAAGAAGGCTCGGGTCCCTATCACGCCCCGCGACGGAGATCCCAACCGACTGAACTTCGGCGATCCGGTCTACGACCCCAATGAGTTCAACAAGGCTAAGCAGCCTCAGAACTCCGCTATGACACGCCTCCCTGTCTACCCGTCCGGCCAGCTCCCTCCGGCTAGCAAGGACAATATCGGGTGCATGATAGTAGAGGAGGGTGGGCCTCAAGGATATGACTGGCTATGCGTTTGCCTCAATCGAGGCGGCTACAAATGGGTTCGTCATATCGACTTGAAGCACATCCACCAGTCGCAGGCGGCGGATAGCGATGGTGATAGCGAGGGCAAGGTCAATGACGATGTCGAAGCCACGACTTAACTTCATCAGGGTAAATCCTTCCTAACGACGCCCGGATCGCGTGGATGGGAAGGGACTACAGTCGAGACCCAGACGCTTCGCCTAGCGATCCGCGACCTAAGTGGTGGCAAACGATAGGCGGGAGCCAAAAGCCCTCGCCGTACGAGACGGCTGCTTGGACATACACTCAAACGGTAGTAATCGAGGAGGACTCCTGCGAGGAAGAGCCCGATGGTTCTATCGAGTGCAGTGTAGAGCTGCCTGAGTGGTGGGAAACCCTTGGTGGTACTCTCTACCCGTACGCCACGGCCTCCTGGACGTATCACCAGGAGTACGACTACATCTTCGAGTTTCAGGTCGTAGCGGCCGAGGAGTTCGTCGTCTACGACGATTGGTACTTCAACGTTGTCGTCGAAGAACTCGTATTTGACAACGGAGCTTTCAATGCTCCGCGTCCCGCACTCACACTCGACGAGGCTGAGTACAACGAGTATGGCGAGAGGGGAATCAGAGTGAGGAGAACCTTCGCTGAAGTTTCCGTTTACGACTCCTTGGCGTCGTATCCGGGAGCTTTGCCTACAATCCCTCAGCCGCTCGGGACTCTGGCTACGGAGCCCTCATCGGCTAATGCCGCGCTGGTGCTTGCGGATCCCGCGTCTATGGGAGACACCGCTCTCGGTGCGGAGACGGCCGGGGCGTACTTTGCTGACATCGAAACCGATGCTCCTCCGGAAGTGTCCTCCGAGATCGTCGGCGACGGCGACTATGACGGTGTGGAGATCGAGATCACACGGCCAAGCAATAAGTACGACGATCGCCCGCCTGGAACTCTTCTCGGGAAAGTCTCGTACGAGATCTACGGCTCGGTCGCCACGATCACTTCGTGGACTCACTACAACTGGGAGGACGACACCCCAGTTCTTAAAGCCTGCAAAGCTCTGATAAACGAACTTCCTGACTGCGTGGTAGAGGTCGTTGTCGAAGATGACCCGACGGCATTCTGGACCTCACTGGGCTTCAAGCAACTAGTCAAGGGCGATCCGTACCTCCGCTTGTTCCGATAGATGGCTGCCCCTCAACTGCTAGATGTAACGGTCAAAGGCCAGACGGAACTCCACCTGACTTTCGATCAATCTTTGGATTCGACTGTTCAGGTCCCTCTTACGTCTTTCTCCGTTAACTACGGGAAGTTTCCGGTCATCGAGAGGTCGTACCCGGATACTGCTACGATTTCGCTGAAGCTTTCGAAGAATCTTTTGCCTAAGGACAAGGTCTTCGTTAACTACATTCCGCCGGACGATATCAATCTGGCCGTCCGCTCCCCGGTGAAGCAAGGCGCTAGCATGGCCACCTTGCGGCGCAATGTGGTGAGGGCCTTCTTCAAAGTTCCCGCAAAGAACGAGCTTCAGATCAACGAAAAGGCGGCTGGCTGGGACCAGATGGCCAATCTTGGTCGTTACGCCAGTGGCCAAGGCTACTCGCGCCGTGACCGAGGCACCAATCCTCGTTCGGCGACCCCAGACGACTTCGTGTTAGCCTACGGCCTGAAAGAGGCTATCCAGATCACGAACATCGATGATGCTGACGCGACTCAGCCGAACACCGATAGACTCTGGATGGCGATCCAAGACGCGAACGCTCTGATCGACTCTTACATCAATCAGTCGACCAAAGCCGGGAAGCTTCTGGTAAGTTCCAATCGTCGCCGCACTTCGTTGATTCTCGCGCGCTACTACCTTGACACGGTGCGTCGGCGCGAGGACGTTCTCAAGGACTACGAACGCGCGATCAAAGAGCTTGATGCCGCTACGACGTACAATCCAGCCGTTCGTCCGGACGGCGAGATGGCTATCAACTCGAGAGCCGGCCTTCTTCGGACATGGCGTATCCCGCAATACTACAACGGGGCAAGCGGCAAGGGCCTCAGTGGTTGGTGGACCGATTCTGCCGGGGATCGTGTTCAGGATTGGCGCTACGACTTCTACAACGCTGAGAACAATAACGACGATCCGAACTGGGACGACGATCTCGGTACCGAGGCTAGTAACGCGTACCTACCCCAGCAACCGGCCGACGACGGCGCGACCATCTACTCTGGCAACTCCGTAAGTTCCTGACATGGCACTCAACTTCCCTTCGAGCCCTTCTCTCAATCAGATCTACACGGTCGGAGACTCGTCCTGGCGGTGGAACGGAGTAGCGTGGGTCGCTATCTCCGAGCAAGAGTCTACTGGCCCTGTTTACATCGGATCGCTTCCCCCTTCGTCGCCGCAGAAAGGCGATCTTTGGTGGAACTCGGATAACGGAGAGCTCTTCCTTCGCTACGAAGACGCCGACGGGTCTCAGTGGGTCAGCGCGGTAGTGCCTCCTCCGATCGCCACATTGGCCTCGTCGGCGGTTGTCAATGCTCTGCTGGAGGCTCTTGACGAGTACTCCTCGATCGCCGGGGCTCAAGCGGGAGGAGTCCCGATCGGAGGTCTGTTCAAGATTTCCGGTTTCGCCGGCGCGGAGGCTATCCGCGTAGTCGTCCCCTGATGGAACGGAGATAACCAGTGACACTCGCCACTCTTCAGCATCTACGGTCTTTCAATTTCGGCGAGCATCCGGTCGATCTCGAGCCGGGCCAGATAGGCCTGAACATGTCGCCTGAGAACTTCAACGAGAACCAGAACGACTGTAACATCTACCTCTACGTGGGTAATGGCTCTAACCGTCGCCTTGACGAAGGCGGCACAGTGCTCGTCGATGGAGGCGTGCCCGGGAAGGGCTGGGTAAGATACCGCCTGAGAAACCTGAGCCCAGAGGGCGACACGGTCTACGGAAACTTCGATGTCTCCGGCTCTATCCTGAAAGTCGAAGCGAATGGCGCCGAGAAGGCCGAACTCGTAGTCCCCAAAACCTCTGACACTCCGGCATCCGGCACCTCGGTCGGATCGGTAAGGTGGAACACGGCCATTTCGATCTTCCAGGCATGGAATGGCAATAAGTGGGATACTACGAGCAAAGTCACGATCTCGTCTACCGCCCCAGCCAACCCGTCCAACGGGGATCTTTGGTTCTCGACGGTCCCACCTAATCTATATGTCTACGTGGTTCCGACAGTAGGACCGGCAGCCTGGGTGCTAGCTTCTAGCGGTGCAGGTGCTACAGCTCTTCAGCCTGGCAACGGGGTCACGGCCAATGGCTTGAATCAGATCGACATCATCGACCAAGGACCCTTCTAAAAGACCGTCATGGCAGTTAAAGTACAGAATCTTCGCTCCACCACGGCGAGCAAGCGGCCTACTGCCGTCGCTCTGCTCGATGGCGAGATCGCGCTGAATACTAATACCGGCACTTCGGGCCTCTACTTTGAAGATGCCGCGGGTGTCATCGTTAAAGTCGGTCCGGCCGAGGTCGGAGGTTCCGCTCCTAACGCCACTCCGGCGGCCGGCGGCTCCGCGGGCAATAGCGCTGGTGAGTTCTGGTTTGATACCGCCAATGCCGGCCCGAGCGGAAACGGTGAGGACGCACTGAAAGTCTATACCGGCTCCGGTTGGTCCTACATCGGTAAGGTCACGATCGGTAGCACCAACATCGAACTGGGCGCCGCCGCTACCACTAGCATCACCGGCCTGACCGCTGTCACGTCAGCAAGCTTTAACGCGACGTCCGATATCGACCTGGAAAACCAGGCGGACCTGCGTTTCTACGAGGCTACGGCGAACGGCACCAACTACGTCGGCTTCCAGGCGCCTGCTAACATCGTATCCGACGTCCTTTGGACTCTGCCTGCAGCGGACGGTACTGCGGACCAGGTCCTCTCGACCAATGGTGCCGGTGTTCTGAGCTGGCAGGAAGCTCGCACCAACGACATCTCTCAGGGCGATAGCTCGGTCACTGTTACTGACAGTGGCTCAAACGGCACGATCACCTTCGTCACCGACGCCGCGACCCGGTGGACGATGAGCAGCACGGGGCATTTCCTCCCCGGTGCTGACTCCAGCTACAACATCGGTGCAGCCGGCAATGAAGTTAGCAATGTCTACGTCGACACCCTGACGGTTCAGACCTCGGGCGTGTTCAACGGCGATGTCGATCTTGGCAATGCCGCCACTGACTCGATCACGTTTAATGGTCGAGTCGATTCCGATCTGAACCCAATCACCGACAACTCGCACAAGCTTGGATCAGCCGGTCTTGTTTGGAGTGAGGTTCGAGGCAATAGCCTTTATGGCTCGATTCAGGAAGTCACGGTTCTCAAGTCACTTGCTAGTGACTCCGGCTCGGCTACCGCCACCGCTCAGTCGATCACTATCTCGGGTGGTACCGGCCTATCATCCACTGCGGCCGGTACGACTGTCACGGTCAATCTGGACAACACGGGCGTATCCGCTAACACCTACGGTTCCGCCACCGCTATCCCGGTCCTCGCGATCAACGCACAGGGTCAGATCACTTTAGCTTCGACCGCGAACATCTCGACCACACTGAGCACTGCCGGCGATTCTGGTACCGGTTCGATCGCCCTCGCGTCTCAGTCCCTGCTGATTTCGGGCGGTACGGGTCTTTCTTCGGTCGCGTCTAACCAGACCGTTACGATCAACCTTGACAATACCTCGGTTGTCGCCGGTGCGTATGGCGCCGCTAATAAAACTCTTACTACTACAGTTGACGCTCAGGGTCGTCTAACTGCTCTTGCCGAAACAAATATCAGCATCACGGCGTCCCAGGTTTCAGACTTCAACACTGCTGTCCAAACCAACCGCCTCGATCAGATGGCGGCACCGACCGCCTCGGTGAGCTTTAATAGCCAGCTGATCACGAACGTTGCCGACCCGGTCAGTGCTCAGGACGCCGCGACCAAAGCGTACGTCGACGCCACGGCTCAAGGCCTGATCGTCAAGGACTCCTGTCGCGCGGCGACCAACGCGGCTTTGCCGGCATACACCTACGCTAACGGGGCTCTCGGTGTAGGTGCTACCATCACCGCCAACGCGAACGGTGCTCTGACTGTCGACACTTCGGTGGCTGTGGTTGCCGCCGATCGAGTTCTCGTCAAGAACGAGACGGCGGGCAACGCGGCCTACAACGGCATCTATGTTGTTACCGCAGCAGGTGACGGTTCAAACCCGTTCATCCTGACCCGCGCGGCGGACATGAACCAAGCGGCCGAGTTCCCCGGCGCCTTCACGTTCATCGAGGAGGGCACCGCCAACGCCGACAACGGCTACGTGTGCACCACCAACGCCCCAGTGACCGTCGGCACAACGAGCATCGACTTTGCGCAGTTCTCCGGTGCCGGTCAGATCACTGCTGGCAATGGTCTGTCGAAGACCGGTAACACGCTGGATGTTAACGTAGACAATGTCACGCTGGACATCGTCGCTGACAATCTCCAGATCAAATCGACCTACGTCGGCCAGGGTAGCATCACGACTCTCGGCACGATCACGAGCGGTACCTGGAACGGCAACATCATTGGTCTGGCCTACGGCGGCACCAACGCGAATAACACGAACATTGCGCAGAACTACGCGTTCATCGGTCCCAACACCGGCGGCCCGGGCAACGCCAGTTTCCGTGAGATCCTGACCAGCGACATCGCCCCGATCACAGGTGGGAGCTTCGACGCCGGGACATTTTAGAAAAGTCCCGCATCGTAGGGGAAACGAGAAAGTGGCTTAAAGCTGGAGAAGAGCTACCCGCTGGATGGAGGTACGCAAAAAAAGGGGTAAGGATCAGGGGAGGCTAGATAGCCTCCTCTTTTTTGTAAGTCCCGTCGTTGGACAGTCTGAGGCGACATGGCGATCAATTTTTTGCTCAAACGGAGCAGCACTGCAAGCAAGCGTCCTACAGCCGCCAACCTGGCGATAGGCGAGCTTGGCCTGAATTATGACTCGAATACCCCCGGCCTCTTCTTCGAGGACAGTGCCGGAAATGTCCGCAAAGTGGGGCCGGCAGAGGTTAGCGCTACGGCCCCGAACTCAGTCCCGGCCGGGTCCAGCGGGAACAGCGTCGGGGAGTTCTGGTTCGACACCGGGACCAGCAATCTCAAGATCTGGACCGGCGCGTCTTTCGTAGAGTCCAGAGCGTCAGTAGCCACTCTCACAACAACGCGCACGCTCTGGGGCCAGAACTTCGACGGGTCCGCTAATGTCACCGGCAGCCTCACCTCGGTCGGAGACATCACGGGTACCGCCGCTGTGACTCTCTCGTCCGCCGCGGCCTCCGCTCTCAATCTTAACTCTGGTACGACCGGTGCCGTCACCCTTGACTCGGGGACCACCGGTGCGGTCAACATCGGCAATAACTCCAACGCCAAGACGATCACTCTTGGCAACACTACTGGCGCGACGACGATCAATGTCAACTCAGGCACCGGCGGTATCCTGACGACATCGCCACACTTCACGATGGCGGACCGCGGGGAGGTTCGTTTCCGCGAAGCTGTCGCCAATGGCACGAACTACATCGGCTTGGAAGCTCCGGCGTCTGTCGGATCCGATCTCGTCTTCGTGCTTCCCGGCTCTGACGGGTCTACGACTACCGGATACACTCTGAAGACGAATGGGTCAGCGGCTCTTTCGTTCGGCACCGCGAATATCGTCACGTCCGACACCGCCCCGGCTAGCCCGCTTGACGGAGACCTCTGGTACAACTCGTCAAATGGCAGACTTTTCGTCTACTACGAAGACACTAACTCGTCTCAATGGGTCGATGCAGCTCCCAACGACTCGGCATCTACGATTCGTCAGCTAGACAGCATCGCGTCTCAGTTCAACGGGTCAACCACTGCGTTCACACTGAAAATTGGAGGCGCGAACTACACTCCACAATCAACTTATCAGCTTCTCATTGCCATCGGTGGTGTGGTGCAAACTCCTGGCACTGCTTACACCCTAAGCGGAGCTACTATCACATTCACGTCCGCTCCTCCGAGTGGCGCGACATTTAGCGGAATTGTGTTAGCAGAGGCTGTTTTATCTGTTGGTGGCTCAAATACCCAAGTGCAGTATAACAATAATGGCTTAATCGCGGGATCGGCTAACTTCACCTTCGATAGCGCAACAGGGGGGATTACTCTTACTTCCACTGATGCTGGGGCTACAGTTCAACCCTTAATCACCCTTTATCGAGACAGTGCTAGCCCAGCAGCTAGTGACATCATCGGCGGTATTCTATTTCAGGGAGAAGATAGCGCTGGTAATGCACAGTCGTATGCGCAGATTGCTGGTATCATTACGGACGCGACTAGCACCTCCGAAGATGGGGCTATCGGCTTCTACACTGTAGCGGCTGGCGGCTCTCTCACAGAGAAGGTTCGCATCGAGTCGACCGGCAATGTGGTTCCGCGTGTCGACAATAGCTACAACCTCGGTTCCGCTTCGCTTCGCTGGGCGAACGTCTACACCGGTGACCTTCACCTCAAGAACGATCGCGGCGATTGGACCATGATCGAAGAAGAGGACGCTTTGACTCTCCGCAACAACAAGACCGGTAAGATCTACAACATCATGATGACGGAGCGCAACGCCTGATGAGACTCGATTCGATCACGAAGATCGAGAGGTTCATGACTGACATGCTCCTCTCATCGCCCTTGGTGCCGCTGGGCGTCAATGTTGTTCGACTCGCGGACGTGATCGACGAGGAGGGGATCCTCCAGATGGTGAACTCTATCGTCGTTCGCTACGTGTCGACCAGCGGCAACGTCATCCGCCAGGCGCCTCTGACCTCCGAGGACACGATGATCTTCGAGGTGAACATCGCGTCCCAGTCGTACCTAAGCCAGTCCGGCCACGACTTCGCAGTGCAGCTTTGCGCGGCCTCGAAGATGACGCTCACGAACGCAGTGCCTCCGAACTCAGGAGTCGAGGTGGTGCAGCCGTTCTACATGATCTCTGAGCAGTTCACGGGCCTCACGGACTCGTCCCACTACACCTACAGCCAGCAGTGGCAACTTGTAGTGCAGGACATCGAGCGAGCCATCGCCATCGACCCATGCGTGCAGCGTGGAGACTGCTCCAAACTCTTCCCGCAGAACACCAAGCAGGTCGTTGGGCCAGGAGAGACCGTCTGCGGCAACATTATCTACGCTCCGGTTCTTCCTCCGCCCAACCCGTCGATCCCGTACTCCGAGGAGTACGCTGGTGTGGAGTACGCCGACAACGGGGATCTGGTTTACAAGTGGGATCCTGCCCAGGTCTTCATGACAGCAGAGGAGATCAGTCTCGGCTACTGCTTGGCGTGCACCGGTACCAAAGACGACACCGACACCTTCGAGATCATCAACATCAAGACGGAGTGCGGCCCTAGCGGGCAGTTCGTGAGGTCATTCTTCGGAGCTGATACCGGCAACAAGCTTCTAAGTCTGGTGGGCGAAGCACCAGGAGGCGGCCTTGTTCGTATCAACGGAGAGACCTACACGCCCGTGACAGCCGCTAACACCGAGAACTTCATCGCTACTAATCTTCCAGTCAACGGTTACGGCTACATCAACGAATTCCAGTCTCTGCTCTACGTGGACCCTACCGACCCGAGCAAGGGCACACTGAGAGTCCGTTACGGCGCTCTCTTCCCGACGGCTATCGGAACCGAGATGACCCACAACAACGTTGTCTACCAGCTTGTCGGAAGCACGCCTATCGGACGTGCCTGGGTTAAGAAGCTGGAGCTCACGCTTCTCAATCCGAAGGACTACATCCCACTTCTCGACTGCGATGAGACCACCCTGGAAGAGGGTAAGATCGACTCATGCAATTAAGGTACGGAGTGGATCTCTCGGATCTTAGCTCCAACGTCGACTCGGCAAAGTACAAACGGATGCGAAGGACCCATATCAAGGTCCTGTCGTCTCAGGTCCCCGAGTCTTTCGTGGAGAAGTTCGAAGACGAAGAGACCGCTCTGTCCGAATTGCTCGACGCGATCTACGGCACGATGGACCAGGAGGACGACGATGATGTATGATCCGAGGTCCAGAGAGCAGCTCTGGAAAGAGTACTATAAAGCCATGCATCGCGGTGACAAGGCCGCTGCTCAACGCATCATCAAAGCGCTTCACACGCCGCCCACCGGAGGCCAGCGTCTAGACGCTCGTGCCGGTAACGGGTGCTCCCGCTGTCGACGTAACTTCTGAACCCATGGAACACAGCCGCAACGAGAAGATCATCGAGCAGAAGCAGAAGCTTGCCGAAGACGTCCTCCGTGTCGCCAAGTCCGCTCTTGACGACATCGAAGTGTCGATGGGTGAGGCTCCTATCCGCGACCTGATCTCCATCTTCAATTCCGCGATCAAGACCCATCGCGATCTCATGGCGGACATCGTGGCGATCAACGAGTCGGAGTCTAAAGCCGAGAAAGAGTTGGCTAAGAGCCACGAGTACACGTCCAAGGTCGACGACCTCCTCAAGAAACTCGGGCAGAACAAGTCGGAATGAGACCGATCATCACCCACGCGTCACAGCTCGAGGAGCATTCGAGCTGGCGCGTCTACAAGAGAGGCCTCCGCGAGCTAGAACTCATGGAAGCGCCGAAGAGCGTGCTGCAGGACTTCAAATTCCGCGCGGCGCGCTCTTGCTTTCTGGCGTTCGCCGACCTGATGCTTGACGGAAAACTCAAGGTCGAGCCGTTCCACGAGATCATCGCCTCGGGCTTCGAGGACATCGCGGACTGGCGTTACTCTCGTCTTATCGTGAGTTGCGCTCCGCGCTCGGGCAAGTCGATGCTATCACAGTTGTTCGTGGCGTGGCTGCTAGGGCGAGACCAGCAAACCCAGCACATCCTCGCTTCGTACGGCCAACAGCTCTCGAATCGCTTCCTCCGAGGCATCCACGGGTACCTACGCCATAAGCAGTTCACTCGGGTGTTCCCGAACTGGCTGGGTTTCCACCCGGACTCCAAGTACGACATGAAGGGCGGAGGCTTCATCCTCGCTACGTCAGTAGGCGGCGTGATGACCGGTTTCACGGCCGGTACACCGGCGGAAGATAGCCCGGGTGTCGGGGCAATGGTGATCGACGACCCGCTCAAAGGTTCGGATTCGCGTGCAGCGTTGGAAGGCCTGGAAGACTGGTGGGGTGAACAAGCGTCTACTCGTCGCACCAACCGCTGGGCTCAGCTTCTCATCGGTACTCGTTTCCACGAGAAAGATCTTCACGGGATCCTGATGGACGGCGACGGGCTCTACGACGAGGTCGAGAACCCGATGGGGTGGCGCTGGGTGAACGTGCCAGGTCTCTGCGAGAACGAGGCGATCGATCCGCTCGGGCGCAAGAATGGAGAGTCGCACTGGCCGTCCAACCCGATCTTCACGACAGAGATGCTCCTCTCCCAGAAGAGGATCATGGGCAGCGCAAAGTTCGCCGCTCTGTACCAAGGTCTTCCCGCCGCACAGGAAGGCTCCATCGTCAAGGCTGGCTGGATCAGCGTGAAGCCGGCTGACGAATGCCCGGAGTTCGACATCACGTACATGTCGCTCGACACGGCGTTCTCGGAGAAGCAGAGCGCGGACGAGAGTGTCATCGCCGTGGTAGGGTTCTCGAAGAAGGACCCGGACAACATCTATATCCGGGAGCTGGTCCACGGGCGCTGGGGATTCCCTGACCTTCTCGCGATGGTCCAGCAGACCCAGAAGTACTACAACGCTCGGTTCATGACCATCGAGCAGGCCGCGTCTGGCCAGTCCCTGATCCAGATGCTGGAACGGGAGAGCAAGATCCAGATCCACAAGTTCAAGCCACTGAAGTCCAAGACGGTGCGGCTTCAGACGGTGTGCCCGCTGTTCGAAGCTAAGCGAGTGCATTTTGTCGAGGGAGCCTGGGTAGACGATTTTGTCAAGGAGCTTACGGCATTCCCGTTCGTCCCTCACGATGACAAGACGGACGCAGTGGTTTGGGGTTTGACGTACTATTCTTTCCATCTGGACGCTTCGGGCCACGCGAACGCCATGGACATGATGAAGTCGGGCATCGGACGAGCGGAGGACCGTGCGGCTTTGATGAGGGACTTCACGGAGCTTAAAAGCGGCAAGGGTCGGCAGATCCTATCGCCAAACGAGACGTCCTGGGCCTTCGGTGACGGGCTTACTGGGCAGAGAGGCTACCGAGGCCGGTCAGACCTGAAGTACGACGTCGGCATCGACTAAGCGTGTAGCTAGCGCGCTCTTGAGCACGCACGCAATGAAGTGTAGCGGGTAAGACCGCCTCGGACACCCGCAAGGGAGAGCCATGTATGGTGGCAAAGAAGAAGGAGGTGAGTCCGGTGATCACCTAGAGTTTGTCCTCGTCGAAACTCAAACCTTCGCTATCCGCAATCTAATGCCTACCGCTCGAGAGAAGCGCAAAGTACGGCGTCAAGTCGAAGACGTCGTCCACCGTGAAAGAGGCATGGACCTCCTCCCCTTCAAGGCTATGACCTGGAGGCAGGACGAGTTCTGGAACCAGATGGAGCGCAATGCAGTCACGCTGGCTCATGGCCACGCAGGAACTGGCAAGACCCTCCTCGCCCTCTGGTTCGGAATGACCCAAGTCACCAGGGGTGAGGTCGAGAAAGTCATCTACATCCGCAGCGATGTTGGAGTGGAGTTCCAGAGAGGCCGTGGTGCTCTCCCTGGTGACTTCAACGAGAAAGTCCGCCCGTTAATCGGGCCAGTTCTCGACAATCTACCGGTGATGATGCGCAACCAAGGCGCCGCCGAATACCTGATCAACAAAGGGCTCGTCGAGCCCGTACTTCTGGAGGACGTCCGCGGGCGCTCCTTCAACGACTGTTTCATTGTGGTCGACGAGGCGCAGAACATGCTCCCGTCGCACGTGAAGACGTGCCTGACTCGCTTGGGTCAGGATTCCAAGATGGCGATCGTGGGTGACACGAAGCAGTCTGATCTAGAGGTGTTCCGCAAGGACAATGGCCTTCTTGACGCAGTCTACCGGCTTCGGGACATGCGGGACGTTGGGATCGTGCAGTTCGAAAAAGAGGACATCGTACGAAACTCTGTGATCGCTCACATTCTAGACCGATACGACGACTAAGAGCTTAATGCTCGCGAGCCCGGGGACATCCTCGGGCTTTTCTTTTGCGGGTAAAACTCCTTGTGGTTATCCACCCAGTTAAAGACAATGCGCAAAGATCATTTCACCGAAGAGGCCCTAGCAAAAGCTAGGGCCCTGGTTGCTCTAAAATACTCGGAAAACCCCGAGGACCAGCAGGCTTTTGCAGAAGCTTACGACTTCGCTCGCTGCCAACGAGCCGACGGGTCTTTCTACGGGACATCCGGTAGCTGCCGCATGGGCAAGGACGCCGGGGCTAAGCAGGAAAAGCCCAAGCAACCTAGTGCTCCTAAGGCCGCTGCGGCCCCTTCCGGCGGCGGCCAAGATCTGAAAAAGCAGGTGGCGTCCGACGCACGCGCCATCATGAATAGGCGTGCCTTTGATACGGAGAAGGGAACCAAGGCCTTCTACGAAGCCAGGAAGCGTCTCCTTGCTCGGTCGGAACAACTTGGCGAGAAGCCGGGCTTCCAGCAAGTCAAAGGACTGCTGAAAGAGTACCAAGATAACGAGAGGAAGCGCGGCACAGTTGACTATAACCGCGGGAGATCCTCTGAGATCCTCCGGGCTCTTATCGTGAATGATAAGAATGCGGCTAAAAGTGGTTCCAAGTAGCGCTAAGGAGCGAGGCTGATGTTCGGCGGTGGCATCTCGGAAGAGGCTTTGGCCTGGGCAGAAAACCCCGAGTGGGCTGAACGCTACGGCCATATCGACTTTCGCCCTCCTCAGTCCGTGGCGGATGCCGCCGCTCGTGGCCTGGAGCTTCGTAAGAAGCATAAGCGTGGAGGGCTCTCCACGGAGGAGGCGGGCAAGCAGGGGATCGGCAGCGGCGTGGCTCGAGCAGCCTCGCTGAAGAATCGACAAGCGCTTAACCCAAATACCATCGGCCGCATGGTCAGCTTCTTCGCCCGCCACTCGGCCTATAAAAAGAATCACACGACCAACCCGCCTTCCGCGTCACTCATCTCATGGTTGCTCTGGGGTGGGGATCCCGGTGAGGCCTGGGCGAAGCGAGTCAAAGCACAGATGGAGAAAGCTGACGAGCGATGAAAAGGACCTACTCAACATTCTCAGAGCAAGCACTGGAAACCCTTGACTTTGTTCGTTGCCAGCGTCCAGACGAAAGTTACTACGGAACTTCAGGGCAATGCCGTAAGGGTAAAGAAGTGGGCCCCAAGGAGATCCAAGCGTTGCAGGCTAAGGCACAAGCGGGAGACGCTAAAGCCAAAGTTGCACTCCAAAAACTGTCCAAAGTGGAGGATCCCGACAGCCCCAAGGGGCCTGCTGCTCCTAAGCCTCTTGCTGAGCCGAAACCGCAGGCCAAGGCACAGAAGATTGAGGATGCGAAGCCTCTTGAGCCCGAAAAGAAGGGGCCGAGCGAAGAGACAAAGAAGGCCCTAGAAAACCTAAGCCGAGAAGAGAAAGAAACCCAAGAAAAGATTAGTGGTCTCAAAAAGCAACTTGAGACCACTAGCGAATGGGACAGTAAGTATGATCGGCTAGGTTTAGACTTAGACGACGCTAAAGCAGCGTTAAAAGTCTTGGCTGAAGATAAGAAGGCCTTAGAAAATGGGGCTCTTGACGCCCCGCCTGGAAAGCCGTTGAACGATGCTCAAAAGGCCAAAGTCTCAACCCAGATCGAAGCTCTTAAAAGCAAGGTCATGGACGGTACCTACACCCTTAAAGAGTACGAAAGGTACGACGCACTTAAGGCTTTGAGAGACTCTCCAGACGCTAAAGCTACTGCTAAGGCGCTCAAGGAGCTCAAAGAGGCCAAAGCTGCCTACGATGCGGCTATGAAAGAAGACGGGAGACGCATGGCTGCTGGGGAGGATAGGGGGAGTATTCTTGCAGATGCAAGACAAAGAAAACTCGAGGCAGAAGACAGAGTAAAATCTCTGGGGACTTCAAGAGAAGAAAGGTTTGGCAAGTACTTAGTAAGTAATGAATACGAGAAAGGCAAATTAGCCCCAAGCAAGGATGCCTGGAAAAGCCAAGAAAAGCTTGATTCATACACGAAAGATTGGCAGAAGAGAAACGGACTTGATGATGTTACAGCATCGCACGATCGCTACCACTCTGCTATTCACAGCTACCTCGGGAGATCATCAGAAGACTTTGCCAAGGCGTCTGGGACTAAGGGGATTACACCCATGGAAGAGATCCTCGTCAACTATATGAACCAACATGTAAGTGGCGGCGGAGGCAAACGGATTGCTGACCGCTCTTCTTTGCTCGAAGATGCGAAGTTTATGAAAGATGCTTTCATCGAAAGCGGAGAGATACGACCCGGTTCTAAAGAAGATAGGAACTGGGACCGTTCGGCCCGTCAAGCCGCTAGAATCTTTGAAGTCATGTCTAAGAGAGAAGACTTTGGAGACTTTGCCTCTCAGCTCTCCACCTATCCCGATCCCTTTGAAGAATGATTACTATAGAAGAATTTGAAAAGCTTCCGACTGTAAAGAAACTCCTCGAGAACGGAGACTTCATCAGAGCATCCAATATCGCCTATGCGATGGGCAACATGCAGAGAAACAACGAGTTAAGAAAGCATTCAGCAGAGTTGGCTAAATCAGCTCGAGCCAAGGCCCAGATGGAAGCGGCCGACAACAAAGACTGAACGCAGTCCCTGTATTAAAATAGACTGATGAAACTCAAGCAGTTCGGCGACTTCAGCGAGTCCGCCGCCAAAGCCATCGACGACCTCCACCTTCGTTTCTCCGAGGAGCAGGGCGAGTCGTACGACTTTGCCCGTTGCCAGCGAGCAGATGGTTCGTTCTACGGCACCAGCGGCCAGTGCCGCACGGGCAAGGAGGCGGGCGACAAGCCGGCCGAGCAGACGAGGGCCAAGGCGACGAGGTCCGGCGGGGTGAGCAACGAGCAGGCGATGAAGCTCCGCGCCTCCCTCACCAAGCAGATCGGCGACGCCGCGAAGTCGGGCGATCTGGGCAAGACCAACAACCTGATGCAAGCCCTCGCGGCCGTCGAAGGCCAGCTCAAGGCCAGGGGCGTCAATCTTTCCGGCGGCGGGGCAATGGCCGACGCCAAGGCCGACCGGATGTCCGTGCTCAAAGAGCGAATCGCCGCCGCCAAGGCGTCCGGCGACAAGAAGAAGCTGAAAGATCTACGGAACGAACTCCAGGGCCTGCAACGCAACGCGAAGGTCGAGGCCGAAGCCCGGCGCACCGGCCGGACGTTCGACGACGTGGCCCGCGAGCGAGCCGCCAGGGCGGACGCCAAGATCAAGGCACGCATCGCGGCCAGGTATCCCCGGATGTTCGCAAACAAGCCAGGGGCGGCCAAGGGCGGCGCAATGGCCGACGCCAAGGCCGGCGAGCGCGAGGTCGCCCGCGGCGAGAAGTTCATCGGCCGCGCCCGCGCCGCGATGAAGAGGCTCTCCAACGAGCGCAACGTCGCCCAGATGCGCCTGCAGATCGGCCGCGTGAACCAGATCGACGAGGCCATGAAGCGCCTCAGGAAGAAGGCCGAGCAGGTCGGCGGGCGGCTCGACGAGCTGACCGGCACCAAGGGCCAGGGCAAGTACTACGTGAGCTGATGAACAACTTCGGACGCATCAACCCAGAGGCCCTCGAGTGGGCCGAGAACCCGGAGTGGGCCGAGAAGTACGGGGACATCGACTTCCGCCCGCCCCAGTCCGTCGCGGACGCGGCGGCCCGCGGGCTCGAGCTGCGCAAGAAGACCGGCCGCGGCGGCTTCAGCACGAAGCAGGCGGCCGAGGAGGGCGTCGGCTCCGGCGTCCAGCGCGCCGCGTCGCTGAAGAACCGCCAGAGCCTGTCCCCCGCTACGATAGGGCGCATGGTGAGCTTTTTCGCCCGCCACTCCGCGTACAAGAAGAACCACACGATGAGCCCCCCGTCCAACAGCCTCATCTCCTGGCTGCTCTGGGGCGGCGACCCGGGCAGGGCCTGGGCCGAGAAGGTCAAGGCGCAGATGGACCGTGCGGATGAAAAATGAAGCGCACCCACCTAATCTTTTCGGAGGACGCCCTCGCGGTGCTCGACTTCGCGCGGTGCCAGCGTGCGGACGGCTCGTACTACGGGACCGGCGGCCAGTGCAGGAAGGGTAAGGAGGTCGGCCCGCGCGAGATGAAGATCCTCAGGGACGCCGCCGCCAAGGGCAACAAGAAGGCCCAGATAGCTCTCGAGGTGGTCGAGGGGCGGAAGAGCAAGGAGGACGCCATCAAGGAGCTCCGGGCCATCAACGCCAAGCCGGCCGCGGCGCCAGCCGCCCCCAAGGAGGAGGCGCCCAAGAAGGAGGAGCCGGCGAAGCCCGCCAAGATCGAACTGTCCATGGACGGCCTCAAGGGCGCGCCGGACGGCTCGGAGGTACAGGTCGGCGACGATACCTACGTCAAGAAGGACGGGAAATACTTCTGGAAGAAGGCCGACGGGACGCTCGGCGGCCTCGACTACAGCCCCAAGGAGATCTACGAGGAGGCGGCCCTGAAGGGCGTGGCCGTCAAGCCGGGAGGGGGCGACCCTAGGTCGCTGGCCGGCCGGTACGAGAGCGCCAAGACCCTGGGCGAGGGCGGCTTCGCGCAGGTCCGCCGCACGGAGGACGGCACCGTCATCAAGAAGGGCGAGCTCGGGCCCGAGGAGGTCGCGGCCCAGAAGAAGCTCGAGGGCGTGGACGGCGTCCCCAAGATCAAGGGCAACGAGGGCAACCTCATCGAGATGGAACTCGCCAGGGGCAGGGCGATCATGGATACCGACCTGCTGTATGACGGCCCGAGCAAGGCGTCAGCCAAGGCGGCGGACGAGCTGGTCCGGCTGAACCGCGACATGCACAAGCGCGGCGTGAGCCACGGCGACCAGCACGACGGCAACTTCTTCTACGACAGCGCGACGGGCAAGGGCGGCCTGATCGACTTCGGTATGGCCAAGACGTCGCCGGTGTCGGCGCTGCAGGAGGGCCTCACCCTCGGCTCGAGCGGGGACTTCAAGAGCGGCAGCATGCTGTCGGACCTGGCCGGCCCGAGGTCCGGCAGCGGGCCCAGGTCCAACGCCGGCCCGATGCTCGCCAGGTTCGAGCAGAATCAGGAGGCCGTCGCCAAGCAGATGAAGGCCGACGGCTTCGACCCGGCCCAGCCGCTCGACCGCCAGGGCATCTCGCGCTCGCAGGCCGAAAAGTACATCGACAGCCTCTACGAGGGAGTGTGACATGAGCAACTACGTCAAGGTGATGGAGCAGTACAAGATCGCTCGCCGCGCCGGGCGCGACGACGACGCCAGGGCGCTGCTCGAGAAGGCCCGCAAGATGGTAAAAGCAAAGAAAGTGTCCGAAGACGAGATGATCGCGGGGGCCTACATCTGATGGCGCGCCTGAAGCAGCACGGCGGCTGGAACCCGAGCCTCGAGACGAGAGCCAGGGGGGTACTCGCGCTCCGCTACTCCGAGCCGGCCGGCTCGCTCGAGTTCGCCAAGGCCGGGACAGGTATCCCGTGCGGCGAGAGCTTCATCTCGTCCGCTAAGGAGTGCAGGCTCGATGCCGGCGAGCGCAAGAGGCTGATCGACAGCCTCGGCGCCTCCGGCGAGACCAGGAAGAAGCTCGAGGAGCTCGACGACAAGCAGCTCAGCCGCGTGGCCGAGGGCGTCAAGAAGAAGCTCAGCGTCGAGCAGGCCGTGAGGGCATCCAACACCGTCGACACGCTATCCGCGACGGTCTCGGGCGGCAGGCAGGCCGCCGGCGTGACCCTGCAGGACCCGGGCGAGGCCGCGAAGTACGTCAAGTTCTACGAGAGCGGCGGCGACCGGACCTACAGGCCGCCCCACGACACCTCTGAGGCCGAGGTCAATTTTGTCATCGACAGGATGAAGGCCGAGAAGACCTGGGGCAAGGTGAGCGGCAAGCTCGACGGCAAGGGGACCCCCGAGGCCGGCATGCGCGCCGAGGCGTGGGGCGACCAGCCCAAGGACGCCCGCGCCAAGGCCGTCCTCAAGTCTCTCATGGACAACGACTTCAAGGACGTCAACGGCAAGTTCCTGCCCTGGAGCACAGGCATGCAGCTCGACCACAGGCTGGCGGGCTCGATGGGCGGCAAGGACTCGCCCAACAACTGGATCTGGGTGAGCACCGCCACGAACCAGACGAAGGGTAACATCGAGGCCGGCGTCCGCGCCAAGGGCCTCACGGGTAAGGCGGCGGAGGACTACCTCAACACGCAGCTGCTCAAGAAGCTCAGGGAGAACGCCGCGATGTCAGCGGACGAGGTGGCCAGGGTCAAGGGCGCCGGCAGCGCGGCGGCGGCCGAGAAGGCCCAGCGCCGCCAGGCGCTCAAGGAGAACATGCCGCTGATGACGCAGAAGCAGATCGGCGACATGCTGGCCACGGCGAAGATGGGCGAGATCAAGGACATGCTGCAGGCGTCGGTCCAGGGCAGCGCCGGGGCCGCGTGGGTCAAGAAGGGCGGGTCGAGGGGCCAGACGGCGTACCCGACCGTGGGCGAGGGCAGGGCGCTCGTCCGCATGCGCTGGGGCTTCAAGCTCGAGGAGTCCGACCTCAAGAGCATCGGCCAGGCGATCGCGAGCTCCAAGAACGACTCGCGCCCGCGGTCGGAGATCCTGAAGGACGTGGAGGCCCGCTTCGGCCCCACCAGCGGCCTGACGGCCGCGGAGCGGGTGGCGATCCTGAACGCGGCCGGAGGGGAGGGCTGACATGGACAAGCTAACGCAGCACGGCGGCTTCGACCCGTCGCTCGAGAGCGAGGTGCGCGACGCGCTGCTCGCCGAGTTCACGGAGGGCGGCGGCGCCGGGGACTTCGACTTCGCGCAGGTCTGCCAGCGGCCCGACGGCAGCGTCTACGGGACGCAGGGCCAGTGCCGCAAGGGCACGCCCATCTCCTACCGCCCGGGCGACCGCCAGGGCGACGTGTACAACAAGGGCCGCGCGGCCGGCATGAGGGTCGAGTCGATCCTCGACGAGAACAAACGCCTCCGCGAGGAGAAGGGTCTCAAGATGGTCAAGGGCCCAGAGGCTGTACAGTCGCTGGTCCGCAGGCTGAACGAGCGGATGGGCGTGACGCAGAGGCCCGCCGACGTCAAGGGCGTGAAGACCCCGGAGCAGGCGGCAAAGGCCATCAAGGGCGCCGAGCCCAAGAAGGAGAAGCTCACCGGCGTCGTCAACGAGAAGTTCCTCAACGTTCGCAACGCGCGCGAACTCCAGAAGATCCTCGACGAGCGGCAGCTCAACGCGGGCCAGAGGAAGAAGATCGAGGAGGCCCTGGCCGCGAGGGCCAGCGAGGTCGGGCGCGTCCGCGGCATGGGCAACGAAACGCTGGACCGCCGCGTCCGCGGGCTCGAGCAGGAGCGCTACCTGGCGGGCCCGCGCTACGACGCCGCCCGCAAAGCGCTGGAGCGCGCCAAACTCGGCCGCGACCCGGACCAGATCAAGCGGGCCCAGGAGGCCTTCGATAGGGTACGGGCCGAGGACATGTCCCGCTTCAGGAAGGATCGCGAGGCCAGGGGCGAGCAGATGGCGCGCCGCAAGGGTGAGGCAGCCGCGCCGGTCAAGGAGACCAAGAAGCCCGCGAAGGCGGCCCAGGAAAAGCCCTCGATGCAGGTCAACAAGCGGTTCCTGAAGAAGGAGACCACGCAGAAGCTGCAGGAGTACCTGGACAACCGCAAGCTCTACGCCTACCAGCGGAAGGCCATCGAGGCCGAGCTGAAACGGCGCGAGCAGGGCGGCAGGGGCGCCGAGCCCAAACCGGCCGCGAAGCCGCGCGACGCGCAGGCGCGCAAGGCGGCCATCGAGGATGTCAACAGGCAGATTGAGGCAATCAGACGCAGGCGCAACGAGCCGGCGTACCAGAAGCCGGACCAGAAGGCGTTCCTCGACAGCCTCGAGAAGGGCCTGATCCGCAAGCGCATGGACATCGAGGCCGGCGTCGCGCCAGTCAAGGCGGGGGCGAAGGACGCCAGCACCGCCGTCCTGATGAAGCGCGCGGCGCAGCCGGGGTCGGCTGGCAGGGAGGCCCGGCGCGAGCTTGGTCAGAAGCTACGGGAGAAGAATGCAAAGCTCGCCGCCCAGCCCGAGATAGCCTCGGCCAAGCCAAAGCAAATCAACCAGAAGTTCCTCGCTCAGCCGACCGACAAGCTGCAGGCGGTGCTCCGCCGCGGGGACCTCGGCGCGGCCCAGCGCCGGAAGATCGAGGAGGAGCTCGGCGGCCGCGGGGTGACACCCGCCGGCCCCGTGAAGGTCACTGCTGGTATGACGACCGCCACAGCCGTGAAGGCCGGCTGGAAGCTCGACCGGGCGGTAAAAGACTACGATCCGATCGCTACCTACGGCCAGACCAACAATCGGCTGCTGGCCAAAGGAGCGTTCGGCGCTGCCTACCGCACCGACGGCCCGCCGCCCGGCGTCATCAAGCAGGGCAAGATCGGAGAGCACGAGGCCGAGGTGTGGCAGAAGCTCCAGAGCACCGGCCGCGTCCCCGAGTTCCACGGGGCAGTCGTCAGTCCGAACATGCGCGTTGTCGGCGCCGGCTATGGCGGCCACGTGAAGGAGGGCCAGGGCTACCTCGGCATCGGCGAGGCCAAGGGCGTCCCGGTCGGCCAGTACAACCCCCGCTCGGCCGCCGAGAAGAACAAGGTCCTCGAGGAGTACATCCGGACCCGCCGCGACATCCACCTGGCCGGCGTCGCCCACAACGACATGCACGGCAACAACGTCTTCTACGACAAGGCGACCGGCCGCATGCAGGCGATCGACTTCGGCCTGGCGCAGCCCAGCTACAAGGCCGCCCTCATGGAGGCCTTCGGCACGAACCAGGGCGACTGGCAGTCCGAGCGGTTCATCGGCCGCTACAAGGCGAGCGGCGGCGAGGCCCCGGCCTACTACCGCTTCCGCCGCAACCAGGAGAGGGTCAACCGCGCGCTCGAGGAGCTCGACATCGACACCAACCGCATGCGCGGCATGGGCATCCGGAACAAGCCGGAGCACATCGACCGGGTCCTCGACGGCATGTCGGAGACGGCCGCCAAAGCGTACGTCGAGATGCTGTACGACGGCGTCTAGCCCGCATAATACCACGAAGAGCACCGACACCACACACACCATGGCCAGCAAGTACGTGGAGCTGATGACCAAGCGCAAGGCCGCCCTGTTCAAGGGCGACGAGGCGGAGGCCGAGCGGCTCCTCACACTAGCCGAGCAGCTCGCAGAGCGCGGCAAGGTATCCGACGACGAATTTTTGGCGGCAGCCTACCTATGACAGACAGAGCACCAGAGCAGCGCGTCGTCGACTACCTGGAGTCGAACGGCTATAGGCCGGACGCGATCATCCGCTACCTCGAGGCGATGGTCGAGAAGGAGTGGGCGCAGAGCGACTTCGCCGAGTGCGGGCCCGGGGAGAAGATGACCTTCGGCGTCTGCCGCAAGATCGGGGAGGCCCCGGCCGCACAGCCCGCCCAGCAGGGCGCGGCGCCGTCGCAGCCCCAGGCGCAGCAGCCCGGGCAGCCGGCGGCCGCAGGCCAGCAGCCGAAGCCGAAGGAGCAGCCCAAGTCCCCCATGGAGGAGAAGCTCGAGAAGGCTGCCAAGTCGCAGGGCTCCGACCCGACCAACAACAAGAAGGTCGTGATCGACGGTAAGGCATACGGCTGGGCGATCCAGGGTGGCAAGCCGATCATGGTCGAGTGGGGCTCCGTGGCCGGCGAGAAGAAGGTAGGGCCTAAGCCCGCGAAGCCAAAACGCCAGGGGCGCGGCGGCGGGTCCCGCGCCGGCGGCGGCGGCAACGCCAGCCGGATCGAGGGCCTGGAGAGGGCGCTCGAGGGCCAGGTCAACGAGGCCGGGCGCCAGGCTATCATGGACCAGATCAAGGAGCTGGGCGGGTAAGACACGTGGGTACCAACCCACGGAAACAACATGTCCGGATTCGGAAGCTTCTCCCAGGAGGCCTACGAGCAGCTCCAGCAGGCCTACGCCGCCCAGCTGCAGAAGGCCGAGGAGACGGAGGAGCAGGGCGTCAAGGTCGGCTCCGACACGCTCGGCGTCGAGACCGCACCGGTGCGGTCCGCGTGGCTCGACAAGACCGGCCTCTGGCAGTACCCCGACGGGCGCGGCGAGAGGCAGGACGTCGAGCAGAAGCAGCAGGACCTGCTGGCCGCGCTCCGCGACAGCGAGGGCAACCTCCCGGCCGACGACGACGAACTCGAGCTGTCGGACATGTCCGACGAGGAGCTCGACGCCATGATCGACGAGGTGCTCGCCGAGATCGACGGCGAGGGGGAAGCCGACCCCGGCGATGACGGGGACGACGACGCCGACCCGGAGTTTGACGCGCTGGTCCAGCGGATGCTCGAGGGCATCGACGAGGACACGACCGACGAGGAGATCGACGCGATGCTCGACGAGCTGCTCGGCCCCGCGGACGACGAGGAAGAAGAGGACGAAAGCGAGGAACCCGATGGCGACGGCGAGCCGGAGCCCGAGCCCGACGCCGACGACATCGCGGCCAGGATCGCCGAGCTCAAGGCCGAGCTGGCGGCGCTGACCGAAGACGGCGAGGAAGAGGAGGAGGAGGAGGAGGAGGACGAGGACTACGCGCCCGAGGAAACCCAGGGCGAAGAGGAGGAAACCGAGCCCGACGTAACCGAAGACGAAACCGAGGAGGAGGACCCCTCTGATGATGAACCTAACTGACACGCTGGTGGGGCAGGTGATCCCCGTCGGCGACCTGCTCAAGAAGAACAAGGAGCGCCGCGAGAGGGTCGAGGCCCTCATCCCCAAGGACCGCGACAACTACGTCGTCGGCGACGACGTGATGCGCGAGATCATGGGCCGCAAGCGCGCCCGGATGGAGCAGTCCCGCCAGAACCGGGTCAACTACCAGGAGGAGGCCTACGGTGTCAACCACCGCGAGTGGTCCGGCGACATGCGCAAGGCCCTCCAGGACGGCAAGATGAAGGGCGGTTTCGCCGGCCCGGACATGTCGTTCCCGATCGCGTCGCCCGGCGACGTGTCGGCGGCCTGGTCCTCCGTGGGCCGCGCCAAGGACCCGGACGCGGTGATGCGCGCAATCATCCGCATTGCGAAGGAGCACGGCTGGGAGCAGGGCCTCCCGAAGACCGTGCGCGACCGTATGAGGGCCGGGAAGTCCGGCCTCCCAGAGTAACACGCAGGAGGGCGCCATGCCTACTTTCCTAGAACCCCTCTACCCCGCCCTCGCGGGCATCATCATCGGCGTCGCCACCATGGGCGCCAGGAAG